GGGCTCCAATAGGTCGATCCCCCACTTCGCTGGGGACAGAGATCGGTTTATCGTCGATCGTCATTTCAAGATGGTCGAGAGAGACGCCATTACGTTTAATGATTTCTTCGGCTAGTTCGATGTCAGGTTCGTTTTGGGGTAACATAAGGGTTCCTTTTCCCGAACGTAATATTCTGTCCGAGCCTGACAAGCTTTATTTTCCTATCAAAACCCACTGATCCTATCCTGACTTCCAAAACTATGACTCAATGAAATATTCCGATATCATCCAATCTTCACCTCTACCCAAACTTCTCGTCCGGCCAGAGCAAGTCATTGAAATGGTAGAAAGCCCTCAACTCTTCAAAGACATGGAGAGTGCAGGCTGGATCAAGCCAGTCGTCGATCACCATCGCCAGAAACTTTACAGAGTAGAGCACATCCGCGCCGCCATCGATCGATTAGAACTCAATGGCTATCCGAAAAAGAAAGCTGCATGAAGCAAGGAGGACTCAACCAAGCTTTTCAAGCGTTCGTAGCCCATCTCGTGGATAAATCCTTCGAACAAATCTGCCAAGAGCGGACCGCATTCGCATGGCTCAATGCCTTAGATGAAGGAGCCGAGTTCTTTGAAAGGGAAAGGGCCGTTTATCAGGAGTGCGACTTTTGCCACAAAAGCTACGGCCTCTTCTTCATCTGGTTTACCGAAGAAGGCAAAGCCCGTTGCATCCACTGCGAAACCGTTCACATATTCACTCCGCCACCTAAATTTAGCTCCCCGCCTAACAGCATCTAAATTTGGATACTCGCCACCCTGAATAGTGGTGGTCACCCCAACGCCTCAATATCCTCATCGGCAGGTTCCAAATGTCCGTAGTTATTTTGCACAACCTCCACCTTGTCTCCCATCCATTGGGCGACCTTGTAGATGGACTTTCCAGCGGACACCAGGATCGAGGCGAAGCTTCGTCTCATCGTATGGGGAGTCACCCAGCCGAACCCTTGGGCTTTCATATAATCCATAAACGGCCGTCGGAAATCATAGCGATAACGCCACCTTCGGTGCTTCAGGTCGGCATAAAGCGCAAAATCCAGCGGATCCAAGCCTTTCAGATAGTCCTTCAGAAAGCGTCGAAAAGAGCCCGTCAGAGGGATCGCTCTTTCCTCCCTGTCTTTAATCTTAAACTCCCGTTCCCCCTCACGAATGCGGTGCTTATCGGCTTTCCTCACATGCAGGATACCTTCCTCCAGATCGAACCAATCGCGCCTGGCTTCCACAATCTCTTCGCGCCGAAGCCCAGCGTCGAAGCCGCAGAATAGAATAAAGCGCATCTCATCATTGGGAGCGTTCTCGATCAACTTCTTCTTATCCTTGCGTCTCACCCAAGGTTTTTTCGAGATACGGTTCGTTTTGGAAAGTTTTACCTTAGCTACAGGGTTTTCGATTCTCACTCGTTTGACTTCCACGGCCCAGCGGAAAAAAGAGCGTAGCGTCATCAAATACCCTTGGATCGTGTCTTCTGTGAGGAACTTAGGATCATCCTCAGAATACTTTTTCACCTTCTTCCGGAGGTAAGCGTAGTAAGCGGAAATCTGATCTCTCGAGACATTAGCTGTCGTTGATCGAGAGGGCAGCCAGGTGCAGAAAGCCAGGAGCGTCTTTTCCTTAGCGTTGCGAGAGTTGGGGGAGTAGCGGTTCTCGCGCACTTGGTAGGCCAGGAACTCCTGCACATCATCCTTAATCGTCCGTTCCGACTGAACCAGGGGGTTAATCCTCACCTCCATCAACCGCTTCACGGCGACCGAAGCATCCCTAGTCTGCAAATTCACCCAAACTCGTTTCCCATCCTCCATTTTAGAAAAGTAGTACCCATTGCGGCGGAGGTAGAGATTCTTCATCTAAGGAATTTGTGATAAACAGTATCACAAAAGCAAGTCCTTCCTTAGTTTACTATAGTCTATTATAGAGGAGGAAGGTGGTGCGCTGTACAGGACTCGAACCTGTGACCCCCACCATGTCAAGGTGGATTTCCCAGAGGGAGTATCACAAGAATCGTATCACAAATTCAAAACCCCACCGCGCAGAACAACAAGTTATTCACAACCTATCAAAAGACAAGATTACCACAAGCCAATTGCTGTGGCACTATCCTGATACGTCTTGTCCAGTTCTCGCAACTTCGGAAGCAGGCTCGGCACCCTTCGACTGATCCATTCCTCAAAGTCTCCTTGGGAGATTTCCTTTGCCATTCCTCCCACCTTGATAGGTTGGCGCCCTTTCACGCTGGATCGTAGCTGTCGGATTGCCTTTTGCTCGTCACCAGAAGCTTCAATGAATTCAGCTTTGATGTTCATCGCTTCGTCTACGTCCCCAATCAATAAGGCTTCCTGCATGCGATCATAGTAGGGCGAATTTGGCGTTCGGGGATACTTCCCACCAACTGGAGGTAGATCCTCTCCCAATTCCTTCGCCCATCGATTGCCGGCACGTCGGATTTCAGCCACATCCTTTTTAGCCGCATGGATCTTAGCCGCCTTCCATTCCCCAACCAATTGCTCGGAATAGGGCCCAGCGTTCTCTTTAAGGAGAGATGTCACGTAGTTGTAGTTCGGATACTCTCCCAGAACAAAGTCATTCAGATCCCTCATTGTCAGGCGTTCTTGCTGCCACCCACGCATGATCAAGTTGTTCCAGATATTGACGAAAGGCCCGATGCTTGGGGGATCAAGAGGACTCTTCGCTCTCCCTCGAGAGACTACACTCTCCATATTCGAAGCCCAGTCGCCGATGATTCCGAACCCTCCCGCATAGACAGCATCGTGAAATAGGCGTTGCAGTATCAGTGAGACTCCTCGAAGTTCGTTCTCGTTATAGGTATTCGAGATTTCTTCAAAAGAGGCATCCAGCCGGTTCTTCCCAAAAAGCCTTTCTCTCAGCCAGTAAAGGCTGAAGCCTGTTCCGGCCGTAAAGGCCAGCCACAGGAGCAATGGGCGATAGTCTCTGACCTTTTTGCCATCGACTTCATACCCGACGATAGCAGGCTTTAGGATGTCCACTTCAACCCTTCGAAGCATCTGGATCCCGAACTTCTGGAACTGAAACAAAAACTTCGCTGCAGGGTTTTCCATCCACAGCGGGACCTGTCGCATGTCATAACCAAATTGAGTCACATTCGCAGCGGCCCGCATCAACTTCTTCCCCTCATTCCCCGAGAGCCCTTGTTTTTTAAGCTTCTCCAAGTCGATGCCATATTTCTTCAGCTTGGCTTGAAAGATTAACGATTCTTGGCTCTTGGGATTCGCCTCCACCTTCTTCATTCCCCACCTTGCCCAATTGAGTCCTGCCGCCGCCGCCGTCGATCGCGTGAACTTTTCCACCATGGAGAACCCACCGAGCTTAAGCGATACAGAAGCAATCTTTTGCTGTAATTCCGTGAAATCACTCATCTCCGCCATGCCAGCAAGCAAATCGGATCGGAGCACACCAGCCTCTTCAGCATCACGGATTTGCTTGCCGTATTGATGCAGCGAGGCCAATCCAGGCAAGGCGTTCGACAACCCGAACTCTGGAATAGTGTTTACGAAAATCGTTGAGGCATTTCGCATCGATGTCCAAATATTCCCCAGCTTCGACGCTGTCGTATAGGTTCGGAGCCATGCCATCGTATCGTAGAACCATCCTAACTTTCGCTTCTCGTAGATCGTGTCTCGGATATGAGCCACATAAAGTTGAGTATTTCTGCTCAGATTCCCCTCAATCGCCTTCTGGAAAGCGTCCTTGTCATTCCCGATGGCCTGCCCAAAAGCTTTGATCTGAGAGATACGTTTTGCCCAGGAAGCGATGAAATAGGGGACAACCTCCTCAAATCCTCTCTCATAGAACCAGTCTGGGAGCTTACCCAATCGGGCCATTTCCAAGTTCGCAAAGAACTTGTTCTCAACTTCAAGAGTGAGATTTTGCTGGATGAAGAGCTTTAATTTCTCAGCATCTTCAATCCCTGTCTCCTCTCGAAGGATCTCAATGGCTTCCAGGTAAAGCTTCGGATTTGAATCTGGATCTTCCAAAGCCTCGCGTACATCTCTTCGTAAGATTCTCGGCCAATAAGCATCTCCAAAGTCTCCAATTGGGCGCCATCCACCTTTCGCTCTCGGATCGATCACATGGACGTTGAGTTGTTTATTTACCTTCCCCGTCCACACAAACATCTTCTTCACCGCGTCGACAAACTTCTTTCCGCCATCACTCATTTTGGCGTATAAGGCATCGGCTTCAGCTTGGATCTCTGGAGTCCTACCGCTTTCGCGGATCTTCATGTACTCCTCAAACTCTTTGGAAGCCACCTTCAGATCTGCTTTCTTGAGACTTCGAACGATGTCATTAAATGGCTTCGAGAGTCGCCCAACGAGATCGGCATTCAGATCATAGTACTCATCAATCTTATCAGCCAGAGACGAAAGCCTTCCGCCTGCTTTCCGCAAAGTATCCGTCGTGGATTTGTAAATAAGCCCGCCATTCCGCAATCGCTGCCACGCGCTGGGGATCATCTCTCCCCGAAGCTTCTTTCTTAATTCTTCAGCCGCCAGAGTCGCTTCTTTGCCGAGAAAGGCTCCGGCTTTCGCTTGTTTTTCCACTGCAGGAGTGGACTCCGTTTCCCTCGTGAAAAGTGTCTGTCCTTCTCCAAGCACACTCTCCTTCATGGCGGGAGTGATGTCGATCGAGTGAGCCTTAAACGTCCCCACCTCTTCCTCCTCACCATTCATAACATCTTCTTCTTGGACTGCTGCAATTTCCAGGCCTCCAACCTTCGCCCCCCACTTCTTCCCATACTTCGCCATGAACTGAGGAAGGATTTGATCATAAAATCCCTTCATGCCAACGCCCCCGATTTTTAATCCTTCGCCTTCGAAAACCTCAGTTCCACCAGCGGGAATATTCTTAGATTTCTCAGCCAGATCTTTTCCGACATACTCACTTAGTTTTTCAATAGGAACTTCCTGGGCTACCTGGGTTTGTTCATTTGCATAAGCACGATTAGGGAGTAACGCTTTTACGTTGTATAATTCCTTGTCATCATTAATGACTTTCTGGATTAGCAACTTATCAACTTGCTTACTCAAATCATACCTTGCCGCCTGCTGTTCTCCCGTAGTCCAGGCAACTTTGTCGTAGCTGGGAACGTATTTGATTGACTGGCTTTTACCACCATTTAAAATAGCGTCATGCTTATTCAAATACTCTGCCAGCAATGCGGAGCTAGGTTCAGAACCTTTATGTGTCAAATCGACAAGAACGCTGGGAGATTTTGTTCTGTTAGATGTAGACAGATTTCCCCCATCACCAGAGAGAAGATCGCCCGCTCTAAGAGGGGAGGTAAGCCACACAACTTCTCTCGGTTTAATATCCGATGTCTTCAATGTGGGAAGGAGTTCCTTATTTGTCCCTGCCACAAGGGACGCCGTAAGTGCTGTTCTAAGGCTTGTTCCAACCTTTTTAAGCGCATTCCTAATCCCAAGCGATATCGTCGTTCTACTATCGGCGGGGAGCGACTGGATGACCACGTTCGGATTGCTTACCAACTTCTTGGTAGAGATCGAGTTCGAGGCAAGAGCGTTCATCACATTAACGGGCAAATTCATGACAACAGCATCTCGAACCTGCTCGTAATTCATGAGCGGAAGCATAGAGATCTCCACCGGAGACAGGACGCCGCCGGACGGATCTTCACTCCCAAAGAAATTCTGCACCATTTCCCGAACGCTCTCTGGCTTGGTGATGTTATTCCAATCGCTACTACCTGACTCCGCAGCCCAACGCAGCATTCGCTTCATCACGAGCTCATGCCAGGTTTTCTTGAATGGAGCGTCGGAAACCCGTCCTTCCTCTTTGAGAGCATATTTTAAATCTCGCAGTTCAATCAATTTGTCGGCCATCGAAGAATGTTCATCAGGCAACCCGTTCTTGCTCGGACTCGCTTCAATGGCAGCCTTTAACCATTTAGGCGCATCCTGCGTCTCTTTTTCTAAGAGTTCAATGCGTGACGGATCGACCTTGTATCCCTCCTTCTTCCCTTTCTGATGCCAATCACTCTGCACCTCTTCAACGAAGAGCACTTTCTTTCCATCGGAGTCCGTCCGCTCATTGAATCGCACATGAGCAAGAACATTTGGCTCATCGAAGTGTGAAGATTGGAAATTCTCAGTTGTCGAAAAATGTCCACGCTTTGCCTGAATATAGGCGCGTGATGCAGCTCCGTGGTTTTCCCAATCTTCCCAAGCTTCCTCTTTACTGAGATTGTAATTCAGTTTGGCCCATTCAGGGAAACTATCGAAATCCTCATGAGCGCGGACGGGCAACGTAAACAACAACTCTCGATAGTTCTGTCCTCCTGGAAGTTGGTATTGAGAGAATTTTGTTTCCCCAGCAACGCTGCCTATGAATGAAACATCACGTTCAGTTAAGCCCAATCCAACCCTCAAAGCTTTAAGACGAGAATCCGCTTCATGATGGCCGATTTGACCACCACGGTCTCTCAAATTAAGAATCTTTTCCTCTTCTGCTTTATACTTTTCGATTGCAGATTTCTTTTCTGGAGAGAAAGTCGTGCCCTTCACCACCTCCTCCACCTTCACCTCGTTCTGCTGCAGAAAATCCAATACCTCTTGCTTTGTTACCTTCTCTTTCCCCTGCAGAAAATCTTGGAGTCCTACCCATTTGATCTCCTCAGTCTTCACTCCATTCTGAGGGTTCATCACGATTCCCATGATCTGGCCCGCTGAAGCTGCATTCGGCATCTTCTTCTCAATCACTCTTTGAAGTTGAGAGAAAAATGGAGGAGCGATTGCAGGTTCTGTTTCCCGTGTCCAAAACATCCCGTTCTCAGGAGACTCCAAAAACTTCTTCAATTCTCCTTCAGGATTGGAAAGGATCACATCAATGGGAACTGTATGCCCATCATAGGTCTTTCTAAAATTTCCTCCATGCGCGTCGACGGCCAAGACGTTGTCTTTAGGTCGATAAAACTTATTGAGATCAACTTGCTGAAAACCGAACTTCTTAAGGAAATCGGAGATCTCCGATTTTGAAGGATCCGTCCCCAGAATCAAAGGTTGAGAAATGACGATATGGACATCGCCATTCGAATCTTCGATTAGCCCCTCAAACCCTACATCTTGGTTAAAAACTTTATTAAAGAGATTCCAGCGGGCAATATATTCAAGAGGTGTCGCATCCTCTAAGACAATCTCTCCATTTTTCAGGAAAGGAGTTGCTCCATACATGGAGCCTTGGGTGACTTTAAAAACTAAGCCCGTTTTTTGGTCGAGGTAGACGTCATGCTCACGACCACTGTCAACAAGAGGGTTACGGCTGATCAGCTCGTCGTAACGGAACTCTTCTTGTAACCGGACCAGGTCTTGTAAGGCATTTCGCTCAATTTCCGCTGCCTCACCCCGGTCCCCGGCCTTGAGATATACTTGGCGTACTCCTCGAACTCCTCGGAGGTGAACTTCGGCGGATTTAAGGAGATCCTTTTTAGATCTTCGAGTGTCGTCGTTACGGCGGCTTTCATTGGACTCTCCTAAGTTACCATCGGTTGTGTCTCTTGTAAAGAGCTCGCCCTGACTTCCAGGGTCTTTAAATAGGTCTCGGGTATTGTCCCCACCTTTCTTTCCACTCTCTTTGGATTTTTCAAATTCCTGCTGAGCCTGAAGCTTTCGCAAGGATTCCATGGATGGCTTGGGAACTTCGAAAAGAGGTTTTCCTTCCGTCTCACGCGTCTGGAGAGCAGGCACTCCTTCTAGGGCCGATTCAATATCCTGAACCGTTCGCTTTAGGATCTCTCCCATCACGCCTTGGTCAACTTGGCGAGCGATCTGTCGGAGTCTGAATAGAGATTCTCTTACCCAATCCACGATCTTATTGAGGATAGCCAGCCAGCGAGTATCTGTGGTGAGATTATCCGCTCGGAGTTGGACGAATTGGCGGGCAAGTTCTGCCGCCATCACGATCACATCTCTTGGCTTTTTATCCAGATGCTCGATTAGAGCTTCATATGTCGTAATGCTCGAGGGTTGAGACAAGTCTTTATTCCCTTGGTAGAGATTCCAGGAATCGACCATTGCTTGCTCGATTGACTCGGCCTTAGTGATTTCTCCACGGCTTCGGTATTCAGACGCAAGATCCCGAATCTCACCAACGAGATCACCTAAATCTTTTCGAACGTAAGCGTCAAACGATCCTTTGCCAGACGTCTTCCATCGATCTCGTAAAATCGAAAGATGAACAGCATGAATCAGTTCTTCTTGGAATTGATCGCGGATGAGGGTGGTGCCAGCCTCTTCATTTCCCTTCGCTTCGGCATCCCGCAAGACTCGGGCAGGATCGTATTTGACGACTATTGTGCCGTCTGCCAGAAAATGCGCTCTGGGCAATTCCCCGTCGGAGGTTTCAAGTACTTCGGATCCGAAGGCTCGAAGGGCATCCCGTAAGCTAGATGTACTGCGTGATCGCTGTAAAGCGAGGCGTAATCCACGTCCCCCTCCGTCGGACGAGCGAAGCTGAAGATCCTGCCTTCCTTCTCGATTCTCTTGAGAAGTTCCTGTTTCCTGATCTCCTCGATGCTGTCCTCCAGTCGATTCATCGGTGGAAACATAAGCCTTCTTCACCTCTTCGTCAATACGGCGTCTTTCGCCTATTCCTTTTTTCTTCTTCGGCTTGGCAGGAAGAGCCTTTTCCAAAGCATCAGCCATGGAGACTAACTTCGGCTTGGACTCTTCTTCCTTTCGGAGCTTATCGAGCTTGGCCAAGTACTCCGCTTGCCCCACCGTTCCCTTCGGAATCTTCACCCCATTTTGCTTCAGGAGAGCGATTCCCGTATCCGTCAGCACGGGTTCGCCATTCGGTCCCGTTTCCAAGAAACCCGCTTTAGCCAGTCGTGCCTTCGATTCCTTCGTCGGCTGTCCACCTTTGAGCACAGCTTCGAGATTGATGAAATCAGACTTGGTTTGAGCTTCTTCGGTTTGTTGGGCCAGTTGCTCTTCAGCGGAAACTTGTTTCGGCACCAACATCTCCAAAGCTTCTGAGATCTTCTGGCGCAGAGGTTCGGGCCAGGTGATCTTCACCATCTGGTCAGGATTGATGGCGTTAGGCACTTCGATGGATCCTCCCGCAGCCAATTGTCGAATCGCTTGCAGATCCACTTCGCTTCCCGTCCCGAGATTTTCCCAGGCTTGGGCGAGTTCTTGTGTTGCCGCTGCAACCTCGGGCGTGATCTCAAAATTGTCAGAGGCTTGTCCAGGGAGATGGGAAACAGCTTCCGAAGGCTCAGGCAACGCTCCAGGGATCGTTACTCCAGTCCCTTGCACTCCGTTGATATCAACATCATGGCCCTGGAGTTCTTCAACCGGAGCTTGCGGTTGGGTGCTCGGAAGTTCAGGAGGCAACTGAACAGAGGAAACCGGAGTCGTCAGAGCTTCCCACGCAGTTTTCCAATCGCCTTTCTGCAGAGCCAACATGGCTCGCATCTCCAGAGTCTTAGATTGCTGTCGGTCCTTGCGATAGTCAGAGTTCTTCCAGTCTTCCTTAAAATCTTCGATAAAATTAGTCAGCCCTTCCTTGATTTGCTTCGCGCTCTCAGGAGCATTCGCAAGGGCCGAGGCACCTACTGCCGGTCCCACCGCCATCATTTCTTGCACCGCATTGGCCACCCGTTCCCGAGAGGTCATGTTCTCAGCCAAGAAATCATACGTCGCTTGAGGCAGTCCTTCTCGCGTCGCACCACTAGCAACATCCATAGCCCCGTGTGCAAGCTTTTGGGAGAGAGAAGCCCCCTTCGTCGCCTTGATGGTATTGGCCGCATTTTTCACAAGCCCCATGGCTGTTACCGTGGCAATCGGTCCAAAAGGATCAGTTGCGCCACCCATCCATCCGGCGCCTGCAGCTTCCTTCACAGAATCAGGAGTACGGTTTAGAAGTTCGGCAAGATCTCCATGGCCAGAAGCTGAGAGAGCCATTAAGAGTTCTGGAGTTTGGAGGAGGTCAGAGGCGAGTTGCCCCGTCTTTCGCGCTCGATCTTCATCCTCACGTCGGAGTCGATATTGGTAGTTTGGTGTCGAAATATTCTCGATCAACTTCGCAAGAGCTTCCGCATCGCCAGAGCGGATTCTCTTCACCAAAGCCTGATTATCTGGATGTTCGATGGAATGAATGTCCTGTTTGAGATCCAGCCCCTTCCACTTCGTTCCATATCGTTCACGGTCAATCGTCGAGCTATAAATCTGTTCTTCTCGGGTCCGTCCAGCAAGCTGCAGTCGAGCGGCCGCTTTCTTCATCTTCTCTTCGTCCCCATCAGCCATCGCTTCCGCATACTCCGTCGCTGCGGATTCAATCACTTCTTTGGCCTTACTGCGGTTAAGAAGGAGATTTTCCTTCACCGTCTGCCCGCTATTTCGCAAAGCTTCTTGCAATCGCAATGCCGCCAGTTCTTCAGTCGAAAGATCTTCAACCTTCTTTTTCCCAGCCACATCAAAAACATCTTTGGAAAGTCCGAGAGCTTGTAAGCCGAGAGAAGAGATTCCCCCAAGCATGGAAGCACCAAGGCCGGCAACCGATCCTGCAGTTTGTTCGGCAACCCCCTTCTTCTCTTTGGGATCCACGAACATATCTTTCGCAGCTGTTCCCACGTCCTTAGCCACATTTTTCCACCATTCCACATCCGTCGGGCGTAGCTTCACCGTCTTCACCGCTTCACGGATCTTTACGGGATCCACTTGGGTTGGCTGTTCTTCAAATCGAGATTTAAACTGCGCGATTGCTTGGGGGGTAAATTCAAAGCCATTCGGCAACTGCACCCCGAGCTTCTTCATCGCAACCCGCGCTGTTGCTGGGAGGATGGCGCCAGTCTCAACCCCATCGAGAACCTCAAAAGGCTTTGGAACGAACTCCAAATCTTCCTTCTTCTTGGGCTCAAAGCGGGCCAAGAAATCTTTATCCAATTCAAGATCGGAAGGCACTTCCGGTAAGGAAGCTTCAGCCTCCAATTCTTCAACCTTCGGCACCACCACCCGATTCGAATTCAAATCATTTTGCGCCACATATTTGCCAGCAGGGCCAGCCACCTTGACATCAGGAGCATCTTCGAAGTCATCCCAGTTGAATTCACGCTTAGCCACAACTTGGCTATTGGCTATTGGCTGATTGGCGATTTGAGTAGGAGGTTCATAATCCGGGAAATCATCCCAGTTAAACGACTTTGCTTTCGGTGCCGATGGAGAGACTACAGATTCAGGCGCGTCCTCAAAATCATCCCAATTGAACGTAGGAGGCATAAGACTTACTCTCCTTGGATAAGTTCCCCACCTGCAGTCAGAGCGTCTTGCAACATATCTCTCGGGATCATCTTCACTCGTCCCGTTTGAGGATTACGCACCGCAACGCTCACCCCTTCGTCAAAAGGCGTCTCCATCACATCGGGCTTTTTGAAGCTTTTCAGGACGTCAACACCGCCTTCTTTCTCAAGCTTCTGAGAGAACCGATCGCGCTCACCCAAAAGCTTCGCTTTCTGATCATTGAATTTCCCGATCTCAGTTCGGATTCCAGTGATCGCTTTGGGTGAGAGCTTATTCCCACTCGCATCCACCCCTTTTTTAATGAGTCCTTCGAGTTGATTGATCTTCTTCTCCCGTCGAGTGATCTCCGTGTTGAAAGCGTTCCAGTAGTTGTTAGCTTTCTGCGAGGCACGTTTCGCTCCTGGAGAGGGTTTCCCATCGGCTCCCGTCTCATAATCCGCTTCCAGCCACCCTTCAGGATCATTCCATTTCTTCGAGGGATTCGGATTTACGGGCGCACCGTTAGGGGTCCGCACGTCCACAGGAGTAATAATGATGTTTCCATCGGCATCTTCGCTTTGCTCGTTGAACACGATATTCCCAGCCGCATCTTTGGTCTTCAGGAGAGGCACTTTCCCTTCCTCGTAATTGGTAGGCTCACCATATTCTCCACTGTCCATACTCCAGGGAGCACCAAGCTTTGTCTTTCCCTTCCACCGATCCCGAGTCGGTTCAAATTGCACCGCACCAGATTCATGCAAGGCAGGATACTCACCTTGGATTGCATTCGTTTCAGGATCCATTTGTCGGATCATGATCTCTCGCGTCGAAGGATTCGTATACCGTCGTTCCTTCGCCACGGGGTTCAAAGTCTTCTGTGCCCGCTTCATCTTTGCGTCTTGGAGGATCTGTTCATCTTCAGAAAGTAGCGGTTTCGGAGGCTTCACCAGCTTTTTCATATCTCCACCGCGCCCCACATAGTCCTGCAATTCTTGTGGATCATACTGCCCGGATTCGATGAGGCTTTGCGCAAGAGCTCTAGACTTAGTTAGATTCTCATAATGCTCTGCTTCCTGGCGGTAGACTTCCGCCTCTGGATTGTTCGAATACGGCCGTGTTCGTGTTTTCGGCATAAAAAGCCTTTGTAATTACACTCGGTTGATCGCAGATCCTAATCGGATGAAGTTTCCTGCTTTCGCAATGTTATTCACTGCGGTTCCTCTACTGGAACCTCTATTATTATAAGACGCCACCACTCTTGGATTTACCGCAGGCCCGCCAGTTACATAATCACGGACATCCTTCTGCCAATTCGCTGTAGGGTCGTAGGTGGAAGCATTTCCAGGTCCAGGTCTTCCGATTGTACTCTGCACAAAAGCATCTCGGTCATACGGGCCATTTAAGGAAGAAGCTCCCAGTTTAGGAGCACCCATCGATCGCTTCCCTGTAATATCGATGAAAGACCCGCCCATCGCCATTTGCCTGCTTGAATCTGCTCGTCGTTTCTCAGCATTAGCCACTCGGTTTGCTGAAAGTTGTGCATTGATCATCGAAGCGTTTTTTAAGTCCATACCCTCGTCGAAACGTCGTCGGTTCTCATCCATCTGTTCGAGTTGCATCAGCAGACTTTGTCGGGAGCTATTGGCCCGTGTATCAGCGTCCAATCGAGATTTAGCCAGGGCATTGGCTCTTGCCCGTTCCATCTCGTTTTCATCGGCACTGGCCATATCGGGGAAATCCGAGTATTTGCGTCGGATCTCATCGCGCCGCGTGTTATACACCTGGTTGATGTAATCGGCTGCCGTGTTGGCATTCTTATCGACTAACTCTGGACTCAACGTGTCCATCAAAGCTTGCCTGGAAGAAGAGTGTTGGAAGCTCCCTCCATGTTTAGTTCCTAAGTTCATATTCCCCGAATTTCCGGTGGAACTGATTGCGAATGATTGTGTCGGCCATGCCATAAGATTTCTCCTAGTAAAAAAGAAAACGGCTCACCCGCTTGTGAAACGAGTGAGCCGTCGAAAACGATTGGGGCTCCTAAAATTTGTGAGTTAGATAATGTTCCCTATTTCATACTGTTTTTCAACTACGAACCGAATCTAATCTTGTTCAATAGAGCCTTCCGCTTGGCACAGCCTTTGCATTCCTTGATACCGAGTGCCTGAGTTACTTTGGATACAACGTCGCCAAGGCCAATACCCTTCGGCTTTTCCTCGACCTTTTGTCCTGGAGGAAAGGATTTCTCAATCGCAGCTATCCACCCTTCAGACATCGTCTGTTTCCGGCGCCAAGTCGCATACTGCCTTTCCCGTTTAGAAGGATCCATCCTCTCTGCCATCTTCGCCCAAGCGTAGAAATTACTCATGTCACCTCAAAATCTCCTACTAACACCACCAGAGGATCTCCAGCCTGCCACCCCGATCCATCGCCATCGCCCCCCTGGCAAGTCCCCAACGTAGGATCAACCACTCCGTCCACCTCTGCCACAAAATCAGAGGTCCATACGCCACCAGGGACAGCGTCTTGCCATGTATAAAAAATGCTATCCGTGGTAAATGGAACGGGCCCTGTCTGCCCGAAAATAAAATTAGCACCCCCTCCCGCCGCTTTTCCAAGGTAAAGATAGCATTTGGATCGACGAAGCATGCTTGCTGGATAATTCGTCATATTCGCCGTTACCCTAGCGTGAGTTCTTTCAATTGTGCTTTCAGTAGCTGGGGTTGATGAAGTAATCCATTTCCTGGGAGCCCTAGGACCTGACGCTGAATAACTTGGCGTTAGGGCAGCGATAGCAGCACAAGTCGCCTCACAGGAATCGCCATACGCGACCCAAGCGTGAACTGCAAACCATCCCGAGCAATCCGTATAACTACCCGCAAGCGTGTAGGCAACCAATCGCGTAACACCCTCCATCAACTTCTCGACCGTTGCTTCCATGAGGTCGCAAAACGCCGAGCTATTGACTGGCACGTGCGAGTCAGAGTCCCCAAACCTTGCGGCATCTACCGTTCCAAAACCTCCCTCACCACCGATTGTGAATTTTATCCCATCGGCATCCGTCCCGAACTCATTTCGAAACCAATCGTAGCCTGAACCAGATTGGATGATGTTATTCTCGTAAGTAGTATGTGGGGCAAGTGCTGGGAAAGCAGACAACCCAGCAACTTCCCCATCTGGATAGACATTATCATCAAGCCAAACCTGGGGATAGGCTCCACCCGATACATTACGTCCCCAAAGGTACCACGTATCGAGGAGATGGCCTTGGCCACCCGGCCACAGCCAATAATCGATCTCCTTCAAAAATAACCGCCAACCTTCATACCGTTCATCACAAGCCGTACCCGAATCATCTCCGTTCGCCTGTTCCGCCGGATTATTCAAAATGTAGTCTTCGTCACTCCAATCATGGCCAGTCACCGCCGGAAGAGACCCACTATTAGCTAGTTCAAGTCGTTCCTGAATCCCAATGGACAGAATATCCATCGAATCCATCACTCCAGAGCAACAAGAGCATGAGGGAGAATCACACCCATCTTCCTCAATCACCGTAATATCTTCGGCCGCAGGTTGGGTGACGTTGGCAAAAGGAGTGTCGGAGCAAGATCCTGTAGACTGGTAACAACCTCCTCCATACTTCACCACCGCTCCCACACCAAATCCTTCCAAGACAGAAGTATGGAGCTGAATCTGCCCACTCACAGGGGTTGTGCATGTCTCAAAAAGCAGATACTGGCACCCATTATCAGTGCAAGGAGATCTGGAGCATGGATCATCACCGTGCCCCGTCGCCGTTACTTCTTCATAATCCTCCAACCCAAGGATGCGCCCAGTTACATCCGCCCCCTCCACCTCATCCCCCTTCTCAAAACAAGCAGGATTTCCGCCACAAGCATCAAAGACTCGGATTACAGAAGGATTGGATCCAGAGGATAAGCTTTGGATATAAAACCGTGTATCCTCATCAAGTTCCTCCACGCACTGGCTTCCACAAGGGGAATACTCATCATACGTCCCTTCCAAGTTATCCGTGTTACTCGGCGCACACTCACAATCCCGAGCTTGTCGGATCAAGTCCGAAGAATCCACCGTCTCAGGTGGGAAGTTATACGCTTCCCTCGTCAGCTTGGGATAACCTTTGGGCCGTTCTTCTCTCATATCGCATCAGGGAAGCTTTCACACCCGCTTTGCAGGATAATGTCTTCAGGATCTTCAGCAATCGGCTCAAATTGGTAAGCAGGTCGAAGCATCGAACTATACCTTTTCCGTTCTTCACTATGTGGCCCTTCAGGAATCGGTCCTTCCTCATCGGCAGGTCGCGCCTTATTCTTCCAGCGTTTAGCCTGCTTCATTCGAAGTTCACGGGCAGGAGAGATATATCTTCGTCTCATAAAATTAAGCTTGTCCTGTAACTTTCAGGCTTAGGGACATCTCGCGCAGCCCCCAGCCGGTTAACTGCGTTACCGCTCGGAAGATGAATTTGATCTGCTTGCCTCGAGCTGGAAGATGTCGCTTGAAAGATCGTTCCGTGGCTACATTGATTCGAAATTTCGCCGCAATCGAAGTCGATTCATCAGTATAAACTTCCACGTACAGATACCCCATCGAGTTCTTGATAAAGGTTCCTTTGAGGAAAAAGATACTCTTGTAAAGGTCAGGCTCTCCAAAATCCATCCAACCGGTTTCATAGACTCCATACCACCCGCCAATCACATACTTATCTCCGGCAGCCACCGTCACCGCATCCGTCAAATCTTCAGTCTGCGCCGAGGAGCTTTGCGTCCCTACGATCATCTTAGCCCCTTTTACTGTCGTAGAGGTATAAACGATTGCGAGTTTTCCTTTGGAATTCGATCCAGGGCTGATCTCACCGGCTACGCTTGTGAGTTCACTCAAACTTGAGGAAGGGAAGGTATCGTTAGCTAAGGAAGCCGAGTTTTCATAATCATCCACGATATAGGCTTTCCCAAGCGTATCGACGCCGACATGGAAAGAGCGTGTATTATCTCCGATCTCAGTTACGGCCGTAATTCGAGGAGGCACTTTCTCGGTCCATTCCCCTGTGTAATCGTCGTACACGTCCACAACATACCGCATCGCTCCCAGAGAGCATCCCGAAGCGGGCCGATGGAGCTCGTAGAACCCTTCCTTGCGATCATAGCGAGCAAAGGCAAACTCCATCAGGTTCATGTTGTACCGACTTTGCTTCGCAAATCGGTTACGCATCTTTTCGGAGACACATCGGGTCGAGTTCCCGTCAAAAGCGTACACCTGCATATCCGTCCCCATATAGAGGAGAAATCCATCTCGATCTTCCTTGATCGTCTTATCGGAGAGCGTTCCGCACTTGGCCCGAGTCCTCTTTCTCTGAGAAATCAGAGGATCAAAGTACCAAATCGTTTCCTTGAGCCATGCGTATATCTTATTTCCATGCTCCCGAAGAGCAGTGATTTCTTCCTGGACCCCACGGTCAGCATGGTCTCCGGCGATTCCCACATCGAATTTAAAGGCAGGCTTCCAGGATTCAGATTTTACAAGGCCCGTCGTACTCAGATCAGCGTAGTACACCCGCGTTTTCAGCCCAAAGATCGAATAACTCACCCCTGATTCAGTGGATCCCTTGTAAGCCGTCGCAAGAGTCAGAGTCGTCCCGCTGATTGCGGTGATGCCATATCTCGGTCCTCCAGCACGTTGGAAATAAAAAGGGGCTTCCGCATTTCTTGTATACAGTTCAGGAGGAGGCGCCACCGTGAGTTGCACGGTCGTTGAGTCAAAGGTCACATTCGCCGTTCCCTCATTAAAAGGCCTCGCTCCACCCCAAAAGATTCGTGTAGCTGTCTTAGCTACGTACTTGCATGGGGGAGGGCGATAATTCGTGTAGGAGACTGCAGATCCCAAAGCACTATCAGCCTGGGTCAGTTGGTAGGTCCCGCTCACGTTGTCCACCGTGCGATCCAGAAGCAGCGTTGCAGGCACTCCATTGGCGTTGCGATAGATCCGGATCTTATCGAAGCGCGAATTACTTGAAGCTACCACCGTCACAGCAAGGCTTTGGTTGGCGAGAACCTTTACCGTAGGCGCGGTCGCAAAAGGGCATGTCTCAAAGTCCCTTGCCGAATCATAATACGTATAGAGAGCCGTGTAGCTTCCCGTCAGTCCCGTCCCACCTCCGGCTGCGATCGTAGGCACGGGCGCTGCATCGGCCCCTGCTTCACGAATCGTTGTCCCGCTGATGATCTTATTATGGTCCCACCCATTGAGCAAATAAGTCTCTCCGTTGACTGTCAGAGCGCGATAAGGCGCTCCAGAGGCGAGACCCGAGATATCGGTCGTAGAAGCGCTCTGGGAAGAGAAATTTGGTCGATCCCCAAGATCTTCAATCCCAAAGATTCCGAGGCAGAGGTTTGCATAGAGGCGATCAATCACCGCCATCAGCCGAAGATTTCCAATCGTAGCTATCCGCAGAACTGCATCTGAGTTCATGTATTACAAAAAGTGAGGAGCCAAAAGCACGCATACACAGCCAATCAGTAAAGCCCCGATGAGAATGAGTTGAATCGCTTCCATATTAGTAAGAGATGTGTTGGAGCATCCAATTGGTCGACATATAGAGGAAGGAGGCCGATCCACGCCCTGTAAAGTTCGTGTCACCTATCCCCAAGAGATCGAGTTGGTTGGTTGTTCCAGAAAGTGCGTTTTGATGCATAAACCTCACGTTTGTAGAGGTGTTGTTAATCACATAGAGAAGCTGGCCATCGCGTCCGCTTGAGAACCCCGTAAAAACGATATTTGTCCCAGTCGTGTTCGTAATCCAAAGGATAGAAACATTGGCTACCGAATAGTTGTCATTTGTCACCGCCGTGCTGAATCCAGCCGAAGCGTAGGCAAACCGCACATCTTGAGTCACCGCCAGCGTTCCGCGCACCGTCGTATTACTGAGAATCGAAGTCCCGTTGTTAGTTTGCGTATAGCCTGCAGCAATCGTCACATTATTACTGAACATGGCGGAGTTGGTATGGATCACCTGGTTAATCACGTTCGATCCGTAGAACACGATTGAATTATTTGTATTGATCAGCACCGATTGCGTTCTCGTCCCGACCGGCACCTGGCCAAACACCATCGAAAGAGGTAAAGGCAGGAAAATCCCGATCACCAGGATCCACATACAAATTTCCATCAAAGTCAGTTTTTTCATAAAATCCTTCTAAGCAATGGTCACAGCGTAGAGGCCAAGTCCGTTATCCGCCTGGAGCTTCCACTTGTTTCCGTTGGAATCGGTAAAGACCGGCCCAAACCCAGAGGCGAAAGCCTGGTCGCTCGTATACCGCGTCGTGTAAAAAGGCACTCTCCCATGCTTCTCATAGAAGTAGTTCATTGCTTTATCGTCGGCACCAATCTGCGTATACGTGTTATTGATCGTATCCTTAAACATCATGTACTGGCCCGCCGTGAGCACCAGATTGGCCGAGATCGTAGCTCCAGAGTAACTCACCGTATTGTCTGGAGAGCTATTGGTGGAAAAGTCAGGCGTCGCATTCCACCACTCCCCATTGGGTGCTTGGATGAGGAGTCGAGCCCCTTCATCGAAGAGATAGTCCACGTTATTAACGAAGCCGAAATCTAAAGCGGTTCCATTACAGGTCAGGCTATTCCAGGCGCCGAAGACAGAGATCCCACCCAAAGGCCGGAGCACAAAGTTCTTAGCTTCACGCGCCATCGCCACTCCGAGGTTGGAGGATTCCGTAATCGTGTTGATCCCACGAAACTGAGCTATTTTTACATCTTCAAGCATAGGGGTTATTGCAACACGCTCGAGGGGTAGAAAGGTTGCACTTCACTCGGTTCTTGGTACTCGTCTTTGAGCTTAGCTAAGTGGTAAGTGTAAGTGTCCCGCAGCGTCTTCTTTTCGCTTTCGGATAACTCGAAACCGGAGAATTCCGTCATCATCAGCTTGGATAAGGGCAGGAGAACGGTTTGATGAAATTCTTCAGGAATCTCAGATACCGAACTTGTCGCACTCAGAGTCGAAGGCTTCTTCCAGCCATCGAAAGAAAGCGCATACGCTTGATCTGGGAACGGGTAGACGTTAATTAAGCGCCGACTGATATTGCTAGAATCCTGGATCTGTCCCCAAGTCGTGCAAAAGGTCGGTTGACTCACATCGGGAGTAGCCACCACGCTGATGCCAGCTTTCAGCCAGAACCCATAATCCGTCCCATCGAGCCCGAGATAACCTTGCTCTTGGTCAAAGCTTTCCTGGTCAAAAAAGGCGAGCACATGATGGCCAGCGAGCTTCATCGATCGAGGTTTAATCGATCCACAATCTGTAGGAGCTAGCACTCCATCGAAATACATCGTGAAAGAGGCCGCGCTATTGGTCGCCGCAAGAATGGGTTCGGTAAAAGTAAGGACCGATCCAGCGTAACTTGCTACACGCAGAGGAAATCCATTACCAGAGATCACCACATGTCCGCCGATCCAGGTATCGTCAGGGGTTTGGCCGGTTACCGTCCCAGTCGTCCCGAGCTTGGTGATATTGATCGTTCCCGTTGCCGATGCCTTTAGGAGAACGGAGAACTTCTTCCTACGGAAAGAGTACTGCCCTTCATTTAGGATACTGTTATGGGCTGCCTGGATCTTATTCACGATATACGTGCGCAACGAGGTCGAGGCCGTGATTACGCCATCGGTATCCAAGAGGCCCATCATCGCCAAAATATCTGTTTCAATTTCCAGCCGAGTCATAATCATCCTTCTCTGGAGGTTTCACAGGTTCACAAATCATTCGCACTCCCTTGGCTTCACGTTCAGCCTTGATGCACCAACTGCAATCCTCCTGGAATCCATAGAGCCGATGTCTACGGCAGGGTTGCCGTCGTGGTTCATTTCCCACCTGTTTCTCTTCTCCGTGCATATCAAATGAGCGCCCATCGCCACTCCAGTGAGACGTTCGTATTGATAGGAATCCCGAGCTCCCGAGCTACACGCGGGAACATGTCTAGGCCCGCACCGTTAGAAATAAAAATCGTCTTTTTCGTCCCATCAGGGTTGGGGACCGTAGGCAACTCATCGGAGTCGAGTCTCACCTTGCAGGGTTTACCCTTAAAGATTTCAGCGCGTGGCCGCTCGGTTCCGAACACATACGCATCGTCATCGATGCAGAAAGGGCCAATATCCACCACTTGCGCAAAAGTCGTTCGATCACCGTAGCGTAATTGCACCCAACGATGTCGGGCCTTCGAGCTAGGCAGGGCGATTCCAGGGAAATGCTCTCCAAGCCAGGGACTCCAGGCAAGAACCTGCTCCTCACAATGCGTGGCAAACACCCTGCACCATTCCGTTCCGTTCATAACCCAAGACCCTCCTTCGCCTTACTCCACAAATCATCAGGATCACGCAGTTCCTTCTGCCACCGATTCAAAGTGATGAAGTATTCCAAATACTGCGCTTCAATATGGTAAAGCTGGTTCCAATACATATCCATAAAGTCCCACACACCGTATCCAGGCTGCAGATCAACTCCGTACTCTTTCTTGAATTGCACCCGATACTTTCCGATCAAAGTGTTATACTTATCCCGAGCATTGGGAGTGATAATCGCGCCCTTCACCTCACCACGAGAGTTGCGCGTATAGCGGATAAACCCGCTGTTATAGGCGTCGTATTGTCGTGGCGTCGAAGAATCGTAACTGTAAGCCCCATCCTTGATTGGATCCGGAGTTACAACCGAGCATCCAAGTAAGATCAGGCTTGATAAGATTATTGTAAGTATTTTCATTGAAGTTACTCATCGGAACTGGTATCACCCTTAGAATGAAGATCTGCCCTAAATGTAAAATCGTAAAAGGTGCTAACGAGTTTTACAGAAGCTCCACGACCGCCACAGGGCTCTCTTCGTGGTGTAAGTCCTGCGATAGAGAAAAGGCCGTAAATTTTAAGAAAAAATTCCCTGAAAAAATAAAGGAGCGACAGAAGAAGTATTACGAAAGCCACCAATGGGAGGATTATATAAAGGGGGTTAAATGGAGGAAGGCCAATCCAGAAAAGGCACTCGCAATACGTCAACGTTATAGACAAAAAAATAAGCTTAAAATTCTTGAATACGAAAAATTGAATTACAACAAAATAAGAGCCCGCAAGCGCCTGAATACGGCTATTAAAAGAGGAAAGATTCCGAGCCCAAAAACTTTTCCATGCGCTAAATGCGGAGGAAAATCCGACCAATATCATCATCACATGGGATATGATAAAGAGAACTGGCTTAATGCCATTCCCGTTTGCATTCAATGCCACAACGCATTTCATGGTAAAATATCAGTTAATCGTCACTTAGCTTAAGTTTTTCCTAACAGCATCTTCATCGGCATTTCGGATAGCTTTGGCATTTTTATCGTCCTCGTTATTTTTCTTTTGCGCTTCGTCTCGTCGCTTCATTTCCGGCGTGTTATTCAGATCCGACCTCTTGGAAGCGAAACCAAACACCGCCCCAATCGCTCCAAAAAATCCCTTAATGCTCTCCCAAATCACGGAACCTCCACTTGAGGTTGAACATCATCAAGAATCGAAGTTGCCGCGTTCTCACAACCGCGGGCGAGAGATTCGAGCACCTGTAGAGCAAGCTTTGGATCACCCTTTACCTTCGCGTAATACCCCTCATAAAAACCGCTCACCACCTTGGCTAGAGAAGCGAATTGGCTCTTCTTCCCGCCGAAAACAATAATGGTGCTTTGAATCTCTTCCACCGAGGGCACCTTCCCGCCGCTCAGAGACCGGATCCCGTGGGCGATCGCATACATATAGTTGGCCACTTCCTGTCGCTCCTTCGGGTCTTCAATTGAAGAGATAGCGATCACACTCACCGCCTGGGCCACAGCCGGAAGAAAGTCCACCGACTCCTCCACCACTTGTCGGGGAGTCAGGTTCCCGCACCCAGAAAACACAGAGAACGTCGCAAAGATTCCAAAGGCAACCATCACTCCGCTAAACCAACGAACTACAGTTTTAAAATTCATTTGCTCTCCTTCTTAATAATTTCATCCGTCCTTACCTGGTGATTGAGGCTATGAGCTACCACTTCTCTCAGAAACAGAATCGAAGCCGCCGCAAACCCCGCATCGAAATACCCGCTTTTCAGAACGAGATACTCGAAAGCGAGAAACACGATCAAAGTGGCAAGGCAAATCACCGTACTCCGAGATCGCATGGGGTTCGGAAGAATCGGCCCTTTTACCGGAGTAATCGTAGAGTCAGGGCTCATTGGATAAGCTTCCCGTTTTTATCGATCTCGATAAGGAAAGGATCTTTCTTCTTAATCCCAACCTCATCCACAGAAACCCGCCGCATATTCCTCTCCTGCAAATCCCGCAACCACTTAATATCGGCTTCCATCCGGGCCAGTCGCACATCGATCGATCGCAGAGAGTCATCCGCTCCTTTTCCACCTGCTTGCAACTCTGAGATATCCGAAGCGTGATTCTTCAACGTCTCCTCGAGTCGCACCTGCCACTTGCCCAGGTTGTTAGCCGACACTGCGTAGGCCACCAAAAAGGCAAGCACCAAACTGATAAGCTTATCCCAGTTATTGAGCAGGAAGCGTTTCACGTTAATTAGACTTCACCTGGATCAGGAGCTCGGTATTCGCAGGAAAAGAAATTCTGATGAGAATCAAAATTCCAGGGATTAATTGCGGTATTTCGAACGGGCTCCAAAGGAATCCATCCGTCTCGAACCGCCTGATTATGGAGAAGAATAAAGGCTTCTTTGTCTGGGTGAGTTATGGCTTTTCGATGCTTGAATGTGTTGTATTCTTTAGGTACTTGCATAGTTGTTCCTCTGTTAAAGTCCGGTTCTCAACCAAGAATTGGTATCGATTAAAATATTTCCGTCACCGCTTACGATGTTGGTGACACACACGATTCGATTCGTGCTGATAAAGGCCGAGAGATTTACAATGTTAGTCTTGAGCGAACCGCTTCCAATGATTCCCCCTAAAGACCATTGATTCGTCTGAGTAAGATCTAGGCTGATGTCGTCGATTCTGACAGTAGCCGTTCCCGTATTCGCAGCTGCCTTGGCCGAAACACTGAAATGGGCGCGTCGCGCTGAATTAGTCCAAAGCTGATTTAAAGCCGGAGTGATGTTCTGAGAGATATCGTAAGGAGCAATATTCGTTTTCGCATAAATCGTTCCAGCGATATCCAACTTTGCTCTTGGGGTTGCAGTTCCAATGCCGATATTTCCATTATTGGCCGACTTATCGATGAAGAGGCGAATATCAGTGTCATAAAAGAAAATCGTGTCATCTCCGTTTGAGAAATAATCCTGTCCCATCTGGAATCCATTGGCCGCCCCTTGCCGGAAAAAGAACCGCGTCTGCCCCGTTGCGCTTGTCGATTCAATAACGAAAGCAGTATTTCCACCACTCACAGCATGGAAAACCGTGTTTCCAATAACGCCATTTAACAGATCTCCATTTGTGATTTTAAGGCCGTTGGTAACATAAAGAATCTCCACCACATTCGAACTTCCGAAGAGGTAAGTATTCCCATCGGTGATATGTAAGCCGTTCGTCCCGTAATAAATCCCGTTATTGGTAATTCCCGAGGTTGTGATAGAGGAGAGGAACTCCGTAGGCGTCGATCCACCCGATGAAAGGTTGGGATTGGTCCCACCACCGCCTTCACGCAAGTTTGTCCCTTGCCCAAAGGCCAAGATCGCCACTGCCATAAGAACGGCTAAAACAACTGCAGCGCCTTTTTTCATTGAAAAGTCCTTCGTTTAATTCCCAAGCGGTTGGGCTACGATTTCCACCTTGCTTGTCGTCACGATCGAGCTTTTGATCCCCACGCGGAACACGGGGGCCATGCGATTGAAGCGCTCGGGATAAGAGTTCCCGTTCGTCACGATCATCGTCATCACCCGCGTGTAATAGTCATACCGAAGCTCCCGCCCGCTGATAGAATTAGTCACCGTTACAGGTTCAGACCACCAATTGGTTTCCGCTGCATCCGTTACCGTCGCCCATTGGAACACCATGTATGCATTCACGTTGGTTTGAGGCACAGTTACCCGCGCTCGCATAAAGACAGCATTAAATCCATCGAGACCGACAGGGGCCGTATACTCGTAGTCGCTATTCGTCAGCACCATCGACGGGCGAATCGTATCTTCTTTCCCCATGGTGAAGAGTTCGCCCGCAGCATAAGCAAAACTCAGAAATAACCAGACCACCGCTGCACTCAGAAGAAGTTTATTCTTCATACAGTTCTCCTTCGTAAGAGAGTGGGTAAGAGATCATCCTACCCACTCCCAAGTTTTTCGCTTAGCTGGCTTAGTCGAGCCAGTAAATCGCCATGCTGCCGTGGTTTGCAGCGGTGCCGTTTTCGATCACGATACCGTTGGTAAACCGCACTGGATGGCGGAAGGTGTTGTTACGAGTGTTCGACAAGGTAGCGGCCGTAAAGGCTCCACCAGTCGACACGCCCGTTTGTCCCATGCCAATCGGTCCACCGAATTGATCGGGGATGATCTTCTTGGCATTGGCCGTCGATCCCGCAAGGGAAGGACTGGCAAGCGTCACCTCAGATAGAGATGCGTTGTAGAAGCTAACCCTCCAGTTAGCAGTCGTAGTATTACCTTCAGAGGCAGACACGATCTCAACGCCTGCAAGCAACCCAGGGCCGCTTACAATCTGTTGAGTTTGCGCCGTACCGTCGAAGGAGACGACTTTGCTCTTACACCCGGTGAAGAGTTCCACAGCTTTGGTCAAAGCGGCTGGATCACGAGAACCCGTGCCATCATTGCCAAGTTGTGCCTGTGCGTACGGCAAAGCCAGAAGCATTGCCGCCACCATGATGATGAATTTTTTGATTACGTTCATAATTATTGTCCTTTCGATCCCTTGGCTTTGCCCTTAGCTTTCGCTTTAGGTTTCACTTCAGGATCTGTTGGTTTGGACTCCGCAGGTGCAGAAGCGGGATTCACTTCCTGCGAAGGAGTTACTGCAGCCGGAGCTGGTTCTTCCTTCTTGGCAGGAGCTTTCTTGTCATCCTCGATGGTTACAGCGAGGCCAGGCACAAACATTCCAAACGGCTGAATCTTGTGATTGCTCGTTAAGAGTTTGTCTGCGTCCTCTGCCGACTCCGCCTTGTAAGCGTAAGCGTCGAACTTCTCGTTCCATTGGAACGGATAGCTCTTCGCATCGATGATGATGTCTCCGATTTCTCCTCGAAATGGATACTCCCGATATAAAACCCAAATTTGCACTTTCATAAGTCCTTACCTGTCAGGGGTTATAAACCTGTTGCCACCTTCGCGATGACGAAGTTAGGGAACTTCCCGTCACGTCGTTGTGCTGGGGTTTGTCCGAAGACAGCTTCCACAGCCGCGCCGTTTACGAAGTTGTAGTCCTGGTTATCGACTTGCAGCGCTTCACGGCCGGAGCCGCCTTCGCCGTTATTTCCATAACCACGGAGTAACGCATTCGCTCCAGTGATGATCACATGGGCATAAGCCACACCCTGCTTGTTACAAGGAACAATGAGGGAGTTAGCGTCATGCTTGCCGTCCGGGTTGGTCGTGCCAGCCACGTTACGAGTCACAGCGGTAAGTTTATTACCGTTATTGCCCGTTGAACCTGTGTAGCTGATGATCTCGAACTTGCTTGGGTTGTTGGTCGCACCAGGAAGATCGATGATCTTCGCGTAATAGGTATTCGAGTCAGTGACCGCTGAATCACCAGGTAGGAACGTGAAGTCATATCCAGGGAAATCCCGGAAATACTTACGAGTTGTTCCAGATCCATCCGAACCACCACCATCAATGTCGGTCACTGAGGTGAAGTTCGTGGTCGCTGTTCTCAGCAACGCACGAGGTTCCAGAGGGCTACCGATGGCGCCGTTCTTTGGATTGTCATGGTCAGGCAAGAAGATTTCATAAGGAGCGATCCCCATGTACGTCTTGTTCGAGAAACACCCCGTAAAGAGCGGGTTTTTCTCATCTGCCCCGCCTTCGCGAGCGCGTCCCATGAGCTGGGCGTTATTCCATGCCGAATCATTGACCAAGCTTCGCAACACACGGTGCGTCGCCCAGAGAATGAAGTAAGGCACTTCATTGCCTTCTTCTCGGGAGATGTTCGCCGGCTTAGCTCCAAGAGTCAGGAGCTTGATCGAAGCATCGCTGAAAAGCCCAGTGCTCAAGCGATCCGATGTCGTCAAAGCGTCATCTGTCGCCTTAGCTCCAGGGTAGATCAGGTTGTTCGATCGTCCGCTCGCCGTGTAAGCACCGCTTTTAATCAAGCGCAGAAGCGCATAGATTTGCTTGCGTCGTGCCATCCAGCGGGAGAGCAACTTCGTGAATTCCATCTTGCGTTTCGCAAAAGTGAATCCTTTGAAGCGCCGATCGGCAGCCACACCATGTCGCACCCAATCAATTTTGAGCTGATAGGTGTTCAGGTTCAGCTTTTCTTCGTTTCCGATTAGGCTATCGCTTCCGGTCTGCCCTTCGTCCACGAGTTCGGACCCTACCGTGAAGTTCATGGTTTGAGCCCCACCTACCGAGAGATCATCTTTCTCGATAATCGGCATGTTACTGCCTTCAGGCCCTTGAAATCGACTCAACCACTCGTTCTCAATCACACCATCCTGCATCGCCTTAGCCCAAAGCTGGGCCACGATGCTGGGTGAAAGCGAACTATGGTCATTTAATACCGATGCATTAATTGAGTTTAATGCCATATACCGTTCCTCCTACGACTCCGCTTCGCGTACGAATTACCGCCGCTTGCGAGCCGCCATTTGTTCTGTGATCTCAGCAATCACCTCCATCCGTTTTAAGGACGGGATTTTGTTGATCTCACCTATTAACTGCTCGGCTGTAACTGGAGGTTTGCCACCAGGGCTACTACTCGTAATTACCGCCGCGTTCTTTCGATGAACGGTCGCATTTGACTTTACCGAGGGCACTTCTGCGGCTTTCGCAGGAGGGGCCTTTGCTTTCAGGGGAGGAAGATCAAGGCCTTTAAGATCCATCACATACTCGAGGGCTTTTCGAAACACCTTCGGAGTCAGAGTAATGGGATCTTTCTGGGCTTTCCACTTCGCTACCGTCTGAGTTACTTCCTTGAAGAGCGGGCTATCAGGGTCGTCGAGATCAAGATCTGGATCATCCAGCTCCTGCATTCTCTCAACATCCTCATCCCACAGTTCATCCCGCTTCGCTTTGAGGTCTTTCTCAGCGGTTTCGAACTTGGTTTCCCAAGATTTCCCTTCATTGGCCTTAGCTTCCTCTCGCTTCGCTTTCGCATCCTCTTCCCTTGCTTTTGCGAGCTTGAGATCGGATTTTGCGTCAATGAGTTCTTCTTGGGCTGCCAACTCCTCATCAGCATTCAGGGCTTCCTTAGCTTTCTTGAGCTTCTCGCGGGCTGCATCGATTCGGCTTTGGGCTTCATCAAGCGGACTTACAGTCTTAGTAGGTTTCTCAGCTCTCTCCTCTTTCCCTCCGAGTTCCTCCTTCGCTTTCAGTGCGCTTTCAGCCAGCTTTTCGAGAAGTTGATCGTGTTTGGCCGCCTTATCCAAAATGCGGTTCCAACGATCATCCTTCACGTTTTTGTAACCCTTCTTGAAGTCCCGCTTCCCCTTGGCTTCAAGCACCTCTTCCTCTTCTTTCCCTTCTTCGGTCTGAGTTACTTCCTTCTTCTCCTCCGCCTTAGGCGGATTCGGGGCTTCAGGCTCACCGCCTAACTCCTCCTCAATCGGATCCAGATCATTCAGGCGTTCAGCCTTGCGCTGATTCTCGCCCTTCTGGAAGGCTTCCTCCACCGCTAGAGCTTGCTCAAGCGAGTTCCCTTGTGTCTTCGGTAAAGTCAAAGAACGACTATCATCTGACCCACTGCCTTGCAGGTCTCGGCTTCCTTCCTCGGCATTCGCTGCCGTTTCCGTGGCGCTAACTGTTTCTTGGTCCATCGAGATCAACTCTGTTGGATGTTCTGGCCCGAGGATCTACCTCTGGCTTTCCGCCCCTTTACCGGCATCACGCAGGCAAAAAAAAAGACGGTGGACGCTTCCAGATTCAGCTCGGAAGAGTCCACCGTCTTATGAGATTGGGGTGGCTAAGTTAGTTAGTTATTACTGCTATGTCATAATAAAAAAAGCCGCACCAAGCATGTTACGCTCAGTGCGGCGTCGGTAAATCGATTGGGCCGCTTTAAAATTTAAGAACCTTGCTACTTACGCATACTTTTTCTCTTCTGTCAATAACTTATCGAGCCGTTGCGTGTATTTAGCATCATCCCACATGATCGCTCCATCCCTTACATTGAGGAGTACTTGGCCACTAAACCTCTTCTCTTCGAGCACAACGCCGAGAACCGACAATTTCGCCCTATCGGATGGTCGCTTTTTAGGAACTTCGTTCATGCTCCAGGATTCTCCTCGTCTTCCATGTCGATCTTACCATCGAGTTCCTTCACAAAGACGTCCAGTAACTCGCCGGATTCCAGGCGTAACAGGATACTATGCTCCACGCGGGCTGCTTCCAGTTCTTCATCCTTACACTTCAGGTTAAAGATTCGCGCCTGCAAATCCTGCACGCGTTCATTCAGGCTAAACCGTAGAGCCAGCCAGAAAGGATTGGCGTCTCGCGTCGTTAGTTCCACCTTGCGTCCCTTAAAATCTTTCTCATTCATAGAGGTTAATAGCCAAAAGTTGGGCGTGTTCGCTTCTTTTTAGACTTTTTCTTGCCGTTCTGAGTCCATACCTGCTTCTTTACATTCTCAGGTACGTCAGAGCTTGTCGTCGCGTTGATTGAGGGGAGGGATTCCATAAATCAGTTCTTCTTTTTAAACTTCTCCGCATGGGCAAACATTTCGTCATGGAGATCGGGCCTGCCATGTCGTCTTAAAATCGCTCCTACATGGTCTTTTAACGTCTTAGCTACAAGTTCAGCCTCCCGAGGAAACACGTTTTTCCAGTCCTGATAAGCATCAGCTGGTATCTTTTCTGAGATGAGTCGAAGCGAGAGCCGCTCAATCACATCAACCAACTCCTCAATTTCGTTATGTGTTTTAAGAGCATCTTCTGGCACTCGTTTTGTGCAGAGCCAGCCAGGAGCAAACAAAGCTCGAATACTCGCCGCTAACTCCCTGTATCGCTCTTCCATAGGAGGGGTAAATCTTCCCCAATCTGGATGAGATAGAAATGCTAAGAGTTCCATTGCCCTCTCCATTTTCTCTTCCATGTCGCTACTGGATTTACTGTTAAATGGTTTCATTTCTCATCAAGAGCAGCTTTGCTCCAGGGAGGTACTAAATGCAGATTTCGAATATGCAGGCCAAAAGTCTCAAGGAGACGCCCCACACTTACTTGATCTTCTCCGGAGAATTCCTTTTGCACATGCCACACATCAGATCCATCTTCTCGGGCAAGGGTCGCCCTGATGCCATAACCAGGAGCCCCATCATTGGGCTTGAAGATCTCTATGCTTTTAACGAACCACTGTTTCATAAATGGGCTACACTCTTTCCATTTCCTTCACTTGAGCTACGAGTTCTTCATAAGTCTTCTTTGGAGTCGTAAATTCCCCTTCCAAATAACTGCCATTGCGTTCCGCTCTCCTCTTTAGTCTGAGCCTGTTACGTTTATAGATATTAAGCACTCGTTGATATTCTTGATTGGTTGCGGGAGCCGGATTTGCACCGACGATCTTCTCCTTATGAGGGAGACGGATTGCTCCTTTCCTATCCCGCGTCAAAATCACGCCGCCATCTCCTGAGGAGGAGGCTCCGGTTGAGGTTGTTGCTGCGCAGGCGCCTGCTGAATAATCTCTTGGATCGTCCCCACAAGCATCATCAGCTCATTCACAACTGATTTCTCAGGCGTTTTATCCATGCCTCCGCCCTGGATTTGCTGTGCTGCCGCTTGGATCTTGCCCGCCACTTCAGCCAGGAGCGCATCTTGGTTCTGGTTGGCCTGCAATTCTTCCATGGAAGGCAAGATCGAGTCCGCTTCGATAATCCCAATCGAATTGAGTAATTGAATGAAGAGGTCTCGGAGTCGCACCTGATACTCAGGAGGCGTACCAATCCAAGTTTGGACGATCTGCAGAGCTCCCTGGATTGCTTGGGCCCGTTGTTGCTGCCCATACTTGGAGAGCACAATCTTCACGTCAAAGTCGAGTTCTCGGATGTCTTCAGGGTTGACCCGCGCCACCACCTCATGGAGGCCCTTGTTGTACCGGAACACGCGCACTTGCTCCACGTTCTGTTGAATCAGTCGCACATTACCCGATATTTCGCGCTCGAAAGACCCCTGGCATCGTCGGATGAACATCCGGTAGAGTTTATTACCTTCTTCGATGATGCTCTTAGTTCCCGTCGCCGTCGCCGTACTGGGCAGGCTCGAAACGTCGCCCTGTGCCGCGTTGGAGATCCCAGTAATCAACTGGATGAGAGACACGAAGAACTGGAAGATCTGCCATTCAAAGGCCTCCATCTGTGGCATCACGTAGTAACCAAATGAATCCGCCGCGTTTGCACTCTCTTTTAAAAGAGTTTGGTCTCCAGGTTTAATATCGCGGGGCGGAGGCTTTATAAAGTTGCCTTGCTTCACCCAGGCAAGAGGGTTAGCCGACATGCTCGAGCGGTAATTCACTCGGTTAAAGACCTTATCCACAAAGTCTTGGGCCATCTTCAAGTAATCGTAAGGCCCGTAACTCCACCACCTGCCAGGATTTTGGAAGAACCCGTGGACTTCAAATGGAAGCTTGCAATCGGCATACACATTCACGAGGAGCTCGTACCACACGATGAGTTTCGTCGATCGCTCCATCAGCACGATGATTTCTTCGACAATCCCATCTCCATCGATGTCGTATTTCAGGTAACATTCAGCGAATTGCAGGGTTTTAAAGAGTTGATCTTGCGTATCTACTCCCATGATCGATGAGGCCGATTCACCGAGATAGGTCTTGGGCGCCGACTTATTGGCCTTATCCCCCTCGTTTTCAGTCTTGGAAGTCGCATCGGGTAAACCTTTCAACTTCTGCAAGTTCTCGAGCACCCAGCGGGAGTTCTTAAAAGCTTCTTCGGAGAGATCCCCATCCATCGACTGCATCACTTTCTCCATGATTTCGTGCAGTTTCTGGTCAAACACATGGGCGACCACGGGCGATTTCTTGATCTCGCTTACCGTCATGTCACACCAAAAGTCTTCAAAAGGGATCAACTCACTCTTTGCGTTGTCGTAATGCGTAATTGAGTCTTTGATCGGCACATCCACATACTCATGATTTGGGGTGATCTCAGGCCCCATCATCTCGACGCCTTCAGGATCCAGGAACTTGAGGTAACGCCGATCTCGACCAAGCCCCATGGTGAGAGGGCTGGCTTTCAAAATCACTTCAGGGTGTCCTTCCTGCACGGGCTGTCCATCCTGTCCCATCACAGGTCCATCAGGGCCATGCAGTTGCGTCTCGATTCGAGTAAAGTAAGATCGTTCTACAGCCCAAGAGCGTTTCTTGATCGCCGTTCCTTCCGTGCAAGTTACCCAAAGCGTTTCACTCCCGCTTTGGCGGAAGTTCATCTGTTCCATGATCTCCCAGAGCCAATACTTCGTGAATTGATCGGCCGCTTCCTTATCATCCACGTCTTGGGCTTTGGCGATAAAAGGCTGATCGTTAGCCAGTAACTCATCTTCCACCTTCGAGGCGTAGGAGGTTGCTACCCCTTTCACAAGTGGCACACCGATATTGGAGAGTTGATAGATCGACCCCGCCTTCGCACGATGGCTAAAGTCATCCATATGTTCCTTACGGATCTCTTGCACCCGTTTCACGCGGTCGCGTCGTCCAGCTTCAATCGCCTTCATCCGTTCATCGATGATTGTGGCCAGTCGTTCCAAACGAAAAGTGTCCAGCACCGGAGGAGCTGCGAGTTTCATCTTCAAAGTCTTCATTGATGCTCCAATTCAAACCCACCGGGTTTAAGATAAAGGTTCCCTTCCTGCAGGGCCGCGAGAAAGGCCCACTCACACTTACGAAAATTCTTATGTCTCAACCACAGGAGAGATTCAGAGGCGTAATCTCTAGGTCGCACATCGAGTTGATAGAGGAGGATAAGCTTATCCCCATTGGTTTCCTTGATGTTCCCCGTCTTAGAAACGAGATAGTAGAGTTTTACATACTCCTGGCGTCGCCAAGGGTCCAGGCGCTGGGCCATTGCCATTTGTCCGAGAATATCATGCACCATCCCGTCCTTGGCCCGCCACCGGTCCTTCGCATGCTTCATCATCATGTCGCCAGCTAGCATCTTTGCGTAGATCCCGAGCGAGACGAGGAGCACTGCAAAAGTTCCATACTTCAAAGCGTTAGAGAACCATCCACGAACCGAGAAACGCGACTCACCGTGAGTTGCCGGCGCCGCTACGATTCCGCTAGCAGCGATTGCCGCGAGCATCATAAAGAGTCCACCGAGAGGGTTCCACGTAGAACAAATGAGGAAAGCGACCAAAACACCCGCAAACCCTCTCACATACCAGTGTCTTACTCGGATATTCACCCAGTTACGAATGAGAGCGATCGAATAGAGGCAGATCCCGAATCCTACCCAGCCTATCGTTACCAGTAACTCAATCGGCCAGGAGTGGAAACGGTCGTAAATCGCCATATCTCCACCGGCAAGAGCCTGCCAACCTCGCTTTACATCAGATCCTTCGCGGTCGATCAGAGCTCTTTGAGAATCCACCCCCCATCCGAATGGGAAGATCCCATGGGCATAAGCTTGTTTAGCAAGTTCAGAGCGCGGCCCGCTTCCTACCGAAGAGAAACTGTAGTGCTTGAGTTTATATCGCAGGGTAGGGGAAAAAGAGAGCGCCACCCCGAAGAGCAGCGCCATTGCAACGAAGATCGCGAAGACGATACGTGCACGCTGTATCGTCGTCATCATGCTTTTTGCTGAATAATGGAGGTAAACAACGAAAGCACACCCGAGTAAGAGGGCCAGGAGAGAAGAGCGCACTCCATGGAGGCCAATCACAGTAAAAGCCCAGATCATGGTTCCGAGCGCAAACACCCATCGCAGAGAGGTGAAGGAGCGATCCAGGAGATCGCCTTTAAACTTCGAGTCAAGAGCCCACGCCAGTAAGTAAGGAGCTACCAAAGCCGCTAGGTGACAGACCCCCATCTTTACCGAGAACACCGCTTCCACGAGATTCCACCCGGAATCTTGCTCGAAATACCACCGAGAAAGGCAGTAAAGACCAGTTACCGATAAAAGCAGAGCTACTAAAGTCCAGGCATAGAGTTCAAACGGTCGATCAGGGCTTACCTCATTACCATCTTCGTCATGCTCTATCGGTTTGATCTTCCAGAAACAAAGCCAGGCAAAGATCCAGATCGTCGCGAGAGTCAACCATCCTTCCACACGGATCGGCTCACCCACAAATCCTTGAAAAAGAGTGGTGCACACAGAAGTTGCCGTCGAATAAGCTGAGATCAAGAGCACCGCCACCCCGAGTTTCAACAGAAGTCCGCCGTCACGATAAGCGGAACGGAAGTCGACGAGAAAGAAAGAGGCGATTACGAGAAAGCATTGCTTGGCAAGATCGGTATGAAGTCCGAACCATGGATCCCAGGGTAGAAGAAAGAAACCGAGCAGGACCAGGTATCTCACGCTGGTTTCCCTTCCGCGTAAGTCTTCGAGAACCGCTTCTTAGATTCCTCAAAAGCCTTTCGTCCGTCGACCACAGCGGCCGACACCATCGCATCCGCTTCCCGCGCCTTACGGTTGCCAGCGATCTCATCGAGAATCTTGGCTTTAAAGGACGTCTCCCACCTCTCCTCGAGAGATTTAAGTTGAGACGCAAAGAATCGCTGGAAAAGCGACGAATCGAAAATCCGTTGAGATAAAGTCATGGTAGTGGATGTCGCACCGCTCCAAAGACAAGCACATCACTACCAACGGAAAGGATAAGATAAGAAGAGCGAGCGTTGAAACAAATAACTCAAGGGAGCAATACTGTCAAGGACCCAGTTGACTTACTCCTGACTTTTCGGCTTCTTCTTAGCCATCCGCTTAGCAATCGGTCCACGCAGCAAGATCCACTTCTTACACTTACTGCATTCGATCTCTGGCGTATAAGGCCAGTGGGCAGAGAATTCAAACTTACCGCAGTGGGGGCAGAGATAGCTTCCCACCTCAAAACCTTCCTGCACGAGATAACCCACTGCCTTGATGATCTTGGGGTCCATTTAGTAGTCTCCAATCACCGTCTCCCCATCCAGGAGGACTCCATCGCCATCGTCTTCAAACACAGGTTTCTCACGCAGACTATCGGGGACATAGTCTTTGAAGGGTCGTTTCGGAGGTTCGGGGGCCATCTTGGGAGCAGGGCGAGATCGCAGAGCGTAACGGATGGAGTCCCCTGCGTGATCGTCGCACGTCGTATCCACGTCTTCAGGTCGATCTGGATCATGGATCAGCTTCGGGATCGTTGTAATAGGTCCATGGTCCCCCTTGAGGCTGGGAATGTCGAAGAAAGCAATCCAGGCACGTTTAGGGAGATAGTCATGCTCCGTTCTTAGATGTTCCTCCTTCTTCTTTCCTTCAGGGGTCAGCATTCGGGGCATGGGACGCAAGAAAGCCGACATATGCTGCCATCCAGCCACACGATCTCCCTTTTGAGCTCTTACGATCGTCAACTTCCCATTCGCATACTTCTGCCAGAGCTCGTAATGGCTCATGTCTTGCGCTCGGACCACTTGAGAGTTTGCACTTCCCTTCGACCAACAGGCGTCATCCGCGTACCACACCACCCCAGGAGCTCCGGATAGGAGCCATTGCGCTTGCTGTTCATGCTCCCAACCGGCGCAGGAAATCCCGCGGTAAAAAACGATTGCTCCATCTTCGGTGATACACCCTTCATTGGCCGACCATGGCTTGGCCCGTCCCCAATCGATCCCGCCGATTCGTGGATAAGACAATGGAATCCCCCATTGATCGGTATCTGGCCCAGGCTCCCAAGGAGCAATCACATGCACATCTTGGTCCCATTCCGTGAAATACTGCCCTTCAATCACATCCCAAGAGCCATCCATGAGGGCTTTACGCATATGCTCTGGAAGAGACCCGAGGGTTTCAGTGAAGTAACTCGGATGCAAATGCGGATTATCCGTCGCCTTCGCTCGTACATAGCCGAAATACTCAGGCTTCAGGGCTTCAGGCTCATGGCGAAAGTCGCTGTCCACCCACAACTTTTTAACCCATAAATGGCCGATCCCAGTTGGGTTCGTTCCTGCAGCAAACTTACAATGCTCAAGTCCAGGCCAGCGCAGGCGCCAGATCAGGTTATCAAAGACAGGTCGCTCATTGAGGGTTAACTCCTCCACACCCATCGCTCCGAACTCAGCAGAACGGTACTTTCCAGGGTCATCCAGGTTCAAACAACGAATAATCCCGCTGCCCCACTGCTCGTGAAGACGGAATTCTCGCAAAGTCCCATGCCACGTTCCGAGCCATTCAGGAAACTCAGTTACGATCTTACTAATCTGCCTGCTTTGAAGAGCTGGATAATCCTCACAAAAGAGGCCGGTCTCAACTCGTTTCAGCCCATATTTCTTAAAGACAGAAATCAGAAAGACAACAAGGAACCATCTAAGCCAGAACGATTTACCCCCACCACCAGCGCCTCCATAGAGGGTATACTTCTTTCTCTTCGTTACGTCGAAAGCTTCCCGCTGCCGAGGAGTGAATTCTGGGAACTTAGCGGTCACACAACTTCCAGACTGCTATCCCATTGGATCGTCAGGCCACCCTTACTATTCGGAGATACATCCAGCTTATCTTTGAGAAACCCAGCTGCCTTGCCGATTAACTCCATAGCTTTGATGTCATCAGAAAGCGTTGTCTCGAGTCCTCGCTTCGTTTTAATGATACTGCGGACTGCATGCCGATCAGTCCGAGTAAACGCTTCCTCTACGACAAGGCCCTGCTCGTCGACAAAGTCTAAGACACTAGCCTTCGCTTTCTCACTCAGCATCGCGAAATACTCTCGTCGAGTCATCCCGATATCGTTTTCCACCAGCTCCCGCTGTTTAGCCAAGATCTTCTGAAAGTTAGGGTTTGTCAGCAACTTACAGCTTTCGACCGTAGCTGTGCGTAGCTTCACATGAGGTCGTGCTTTGAGATAGGCTTGAGCCCCATTCTCGTTGTTTTTGAGATACTCGACGGCGAACTTCTCCCACCAAAGAGGTATTTGGCCCTTTCTCATTTCCCCCTCCGATTTAAGAGTTCCTTCGTCAGTTGATTGGAGAGGAATCGTAGCTGGCAAGGCCGGAGGGACTTGAAGGAAATTGCTCCCTCTGTGATCTGACGTCGTAGAATCCAGTAACGAAGGCGAGATACCTTCTCATCAAACTCGTAATCTGCTCCCATAGGATCCACCTATCGGTTGCGCCCCCAGGTCCCCACACCACCCCATCATCCAATGAGGGAAATAAAAAAGGCGAGCCCGCGCTTCACGCGCAAACTCGCCTGTGTAAAAACATTGAAGGCTATTTCTTAGATACTTACTTACTCTAAGTCAGAGAGAGTGTCAATCTACTCAGTACCTTGCAGGCCTCAACTTCTTCTCTCCATAGTCCTTAACGAAATCGAGAATGCCATCGGTGAATAACGCCTCCCTTGATCGCTCGAAGCTGTTAGTAGTAGTGACCTTGTCGAACTTCGAACTCATCCCCTTGGTCTCTATGTACCTTCCATTTTCCGACCAACTTGCGTGCCGATTCGTTGTCACGCTTTTTATGCGAGAACTCTCGATCCTCTCATACGTTTCAGTGAAAGAGATTCTTCCATCATTCCCGCCCAGAACCTTCACTCCCTCCTTGCGCTCCAAGACGTACTTTGCCTGGGCCAAAGGCATCCCTGCACTCAACTCCATGTAGGGGAACCATCGGTCTCGTGAAGTGTCACTTGCTTTCTCAGAGACTCTTCCCATTGATTCATTCATGTAATCATTCGCGTAAGGCCCTTTTTTGTAGATCACTTTCAACTGTCCTTCTACCTCGTCCTCCACTTGGAAGATGAAGTTAGAGGCACCCGTCCCGCCCTCACTTGCGTGGACCACGAGCCAGCCTTTCACTTCTTTAGCTGGAAGACGTTGGGAGTTTTCAAAAGATTCTCCAAAAAGACGGATCACCAGCACTACCAGGAAAATAATCGCCCCAAAGAGGAGCTTTCCGCCTACCCATGAGATGTGACGCTGAGAGAACATTATTGATCCTGCTTTTCTATCTTCCTCACTTTAAACCACACCCTCTCTATCTTGCTATCAGACTTCGATAGCAAACTCCACTCCCACGACTCTCCAGTTTCCGTATCCAGCAACACAGAAGATTTCTCATCCTGATCTACCACACTGTAAATCTGATACCGCCCTCTAAACGCAGAATCTGCAGCAGCGTGCCCCTTATCTCCACCGCCAATCAAACTCCCAAAAATAAACATGCACACACAAAGAATGCAGATGTTTTGTGTTTTCATGAATTGACTGCTTCAGGTTGCTTAGGAGGATCAAATTTCGTTAAGAACATCCGACTTTCCTTGGATGGATTCTTTTCAATCTCAGTCGGGAGCCATGCCACAATTTTCTCTCCGATTTCAGGCCACTCCTTCGTAAGTCCACGCACATGCTGCCTGATCTCCTCTCTCCTATCCTCAGTCTTAGCGTTGTGAAACATCAACTTTACAAAATCCCAAAATTCGCATGTAGCGTGAATCGTCAATCCCTCCATAGGGGATTGTGTTTCGCCCAAGATTGCTACTGAATCAAGCGAAATTAGTCATTTCTGTCATTTTAACTACATTTTGTGAACAACTGTGAATAAGTAGTATCCCTACTTCTTCAAAGTTTCATCCCACCAGGCGATAATCTTATCGGCAAAGGCTGGGTTTCTTTCAGAAAGCTTTCGCATTAACATGCGATATTCCGCTCGCCTATCTTCACTGAGTTTCGGCCAGCGTTGATGGATGTCCTTCCAAAGAATCATTGTTTCTTCAGAGAATTCACGTCTCTTCGGGTCGTCAGTGATTGACTCATCAGGAAAAAAGGATTTGCGAATCGATTTTTGTCGCGCAGCCCACTCGTCGAGTTTATGGAAAACCATCTCCTGCACTGGCAAGGGAGGCACTCGTCCCCCAGGAGCTTCACCTTTAAGCCAACGCCCTACCGTGGTCTGATCATAGCCGCCGATTATCTCCGCGACGTCTGATTGGCGTAGTCCAAGCTCATCCATTCTCCTCTGCAGTCCAGTAGCAAAATCAATCACTATCGTCGTTCCATTCATAGAAATTAGCACAAATCCTATATATCGGAAAAGTGTAACACATTTCTGAAGAAATATGACAAAGTCATATTGACATCGTCGTATGACAATGGCATAGAGACACCGTCACATTGATTGTGACCGGCACGGGCGCCGTAAAACAACTGGTAGCGCAGAATGAAAAAGAGATCTAAAACTCCAAATTCTTTAACGGCATCAAGTCGCATTCGGTTTCGTCTTGAGCGTTCATCGCTTACTGCGTTGCCAACCCTAGCCCGGTTTGCGGCTTTGATGCCCTTCAAGAATTCGAGCGCGAGCTTAGCGGACTTGGGACTGAGTGACGGGAGAGGCAGCATATTTGAAGGAGAGGGTCATTTAGTTTCGTCCCCCTTATACGTCAAGAGGGGCAAAGAGAGGTATGGGGTATTTACCCGCTATGTAGCATCACCCCTAAACCATTGCAAGTCATGAATCTACCCAATCATTCCGACACCGCTTTCGCCAGCCTCTTTTATCAAGAGCTTGCTGAGTTTACTCCCACGTCCGTGTTACTGGACGACGATTTAGTCCGCGATTCAGAAGCGGACATCCTGTCCGAAATCAAACCAACCAACTGATCCTATCCTATTATGTTCAAAACCCAAGAAGATCCTATCAAGCCGGAATTCGATGTCGTTACATCGGATTCATTACAATCCCTCACGCGAGCGGAGATCGATATTCAGATCGCCACCGCACACCGCTTCCCTCGGTCGCTGTCCAAATTCAAGCAAAAGGCTTTGGAAATGGCCACGCTCGACCAGGAGACTGCGGAGTCTTGTTTCTACTGTCTGCCTCGAGGTGGAAAGCAGATCCAAGGACCATCGGCTCGCTTAGCTGAAATCGTCGCTTCGGCTTGGGGAAATATCCGGGCTGGAGCTCGGGTTATCGCCAACGACGGGAAGACCATCACATCACAAGCTATCTGCCATGATCTCGAAACCAACACCGCCATCACCATCGAAGTTAAACGCCGCATCACGGACAAAGCGGGCAAAACCTTCACCGAAGACATGCAAGTGGTCGCTGGCAACGCAGCTTGTTCGATCGCGCTTAGGAACGGTTTATTTAAGACGATCCCCTTTGCGTACGTCCGCAGCATCTACGAAGAAGCCAAGAGGACGGCAATTGGCGATGCTACGACGCTTGTGCAGAGAAGAACGCACGCTCTCCAACATTTTGCGAAAATGGGCATTGCAGAAGCTCGCGTCCTCTCTGTCCTTGGAAAAGCCAAACTCGAAGATGTCGGACTCGAGGATCTCGAGACGCTCACGGGTATTAAAACGGCCATCAAAGAAGGGGATGTCACGCTCGACGAAGCATTCCCGGAAGTAGCTCCAGTCAATAAACCCAAAATCTCGAAGGAGACTCCCAAAGCTCCCGAGCCAGCCAAACAAGAAGCTTCTCCCGCGGCACCCGTTGAAGCCCTAAGCCCTACGCCACCTATCAGCCACGTTCTTTCAGACACAGGAGGAGAGAAGACCCAGAAGATGCTCGCCCTATGCAAAGAGCACGATCTGGAAGTCTCCCTTGCCCGTGAATACCTCCAGGCAATGGGCCACGAGAGCTTTGAAGAAATGGCAGATGGTTATTTTCAATCTGTCATCTCCAAACCCGCAAGATTCGTTTCTCTCATTAAATCGTCGATGAAAGCAGGTGCCAAGTGATCGACCAAAACGGCATCCGCTACCGTCTCCTTAGTGTAGGCGAGTCTATCCGCCCAGGAGATGAATCCCTGGCTTTCGCCGATCTCGAAGGAGGGTGGAAACCAGAGTCTATCGGATTCACTTACGACCAAGCTTTTGCAGAGACCCACGCCGTCCGCAGAAGGATCCTGGATGTCACAGGCAAGAAGTACGAATGCCAACACCACACCGTCTCTAATCTCGCATTACTCACGCCGCTCATTGATGAGGGTTGGAGAATCCTTTTCGCCCGTCATCTCAAGACAGGGAGAGATATCGAAGTCCTCCTTCACAGAGGAGATCCCGCCACCGTCGTCGCCCAAGCCGTCCGTCCAGATCCTATGTCCCATTGATTTTATGATCCGCGCCTCATCTCTTTATCGTTATCGTCTCTGCCCAGGCTCCCTAGCCTTGGAAGCCAAGTGCCCCGAGTTACCTCCGTCAGAGGATGCTTCCGCTGGCGCACTCCAACACGCAGTTTTATCCGGTACTGCGGATATGAAGCTCCTTACATCCGAGCAACGCGCTGCCGTCCAGTGGTGTCACGCGGATACCGAGTTACTCATTGAAAGGACCTTTGGAGAGGTAAGGCCTAAGATCTTCTGCGAAATCGAGATGGACTTAGATGGATTCATTTCTGGCCACCCAGATTTCATCGCAGTGCATAAAGACACAGCCATCGTCCTAGATCGAAAGTTCGGCAGAAACGAAGTCGATCCAGCGGAGATTAACGACCAAATCCGTGCTTACTCTCTCATGACTCAAGAGACTTTCGGAGTTGAATACGTCTTAGGCGGAATTCAACAACCTCACGCATCACTTGACTCCCGTCGCTCGCTTACCATGTACGGGCCAAAAGAATTATCCGAAGCCAAGATCGATCTTAAAACCGTCCACAACGAAGCCCAGAAGCCAGATGCACCTTTAAATCCTGGCAAGGAGCAATGTCGGTATTGCCGAGCCAAAGCCATTTGTCCAGCAGTCTCCAAGTGGGAAAGCTCCATCGTTAAACTCGATCTAAGTCTTATTCCCATGGAGCACGCGGCCGAGCTCTACGTCCAAGCCGATGTCTTAGGCAAACGCTCCGCAGAGGTTAAACAGATCATTTACAACATGGTCCAGAATGCCCAGGCAGAGAACCGTCCTACACCAGGTTTCGAGCTCAAACCAGGCATTCCCAAACGCCAAGTGGAATCAGCGCAAGCCGCCTTCGATGCCCTCCGCTCCCTCTGTCCTGATCTTAAAGATGAAGTTTTCGCCCGCCTCTTTACCGAGTGCTGTTCCGTAGGCATTGGAGCGTTAGATAGCCTCGTAGCTCGTGCCAAGAACTTATCCGAAGGTAATGCAAAGAAATTAGTTACCGGCGCTCTCAAAGAAGCCGGCTGCCTCTCCTACACGAAACCCCAAGCCTCTCTGAAGTTAGTCAAAGAAGAAAAAGCCGCCGCGTGAGTCAGAAATTGTATCAAATCAAGGATTGGAACGTGCACTTCGAAAACTACAAGTCTCGCGTCTTGGACCAGTGTGGGTTCGTCTGTGTGCCCAATAAGCAACACGGCATGGGTTTTACCAGGATCATGCTAGATCCGAACGGGGCCGCTGTTTACGGGATTTGGCAGCTCATCGTGGGCGCCTGCTCCCAACAACGAAAACCTCGTCAAGGATGGCTCACGGATAATGGCAAACCCGATGGCCATCCATGGACCGCAGAAGACCTCGCGTTGAAGTTTAGACGCCCGATTGAAGAGATCCAAAACGCCCTAAAAGTACTCTCCTCTCCGGCCATTGGGTGGTTAGTAATACAAGACTTCTCCGCTCAAGATACTGCAGTATCCCGCACCCATCCCCGCAGTATCCCGCAAGAAACCCCGCAGTATCTTGAGGAAGTCCCCGCAGTATCTGAAGCGGAACCCCGCAATATTCCGAGCGGAGGTGACGAAAGAAAGAAAGAAAGAAAGAAAGAAGGAAAGGAAGGCGGAGACTCCGCTCCGCAACCTTCCCGCACTTTGGAAAATCCCGCAGATGCGGAGATCGGACATGCGGAGATCAACCTCATTGGACTAACTGCAGCCTTTCCGTGGCTGGATGTCCGTCACGAGTTCGAGAAATACAAAAAACATTGTCGCATCAACCATCGCAAGATCGATTCCGAGCGGTTCACCAGCTGGCTCAATCGTTGCGAGCGTCCAGTCATCGTCGAGGATGCAGCCGTCAAACCACCCAAAGTCTACTCCGCCGCCGAGCACGAAGCCGCTCGGAAAGAACGCTTCAAAGAACATCTTGCCGACACATGAACCTGATCCTCTCCCAACTTTTTGCCGTCCTGCTGCTTATGAGCGAACCTGCCGTCCAAACCATGCCTCAATCAAACGAGGCAGAGATCGCCGTCCTTGGCGCCTTTCTCACGAGCGAGGATGCCGTTGCAGATTTCGCTTCTCGGGTCTCCAAAGATCATTTTTACCAACGCTCCCACGGAATCATTTTTTCCTCGATCGAAGCCCTGCACAACGAGGGTAAACCCGCCGATCTCATCACCGTCACCGACCACCTGCGCACCGCTGGAAAGTTAGATGAAATCGGAGGCAGTTTTTACCTTTCACGCCTCACGGTCGCCTTCCCTACCTCTGCCCACTGCGAGCAATACGTCGAGATCCTGGATGCCAAGTACCGCTTACGCCGAATCCTCGAGAGCGCAGCCGATGTCACCGCGTCGATTTACACCGGATCCGAACTCGCCGAAGTCCTGCCGAAATTGGAAGAGAGTGTGTTCGAGATCGCCGAGAGCCGCAAGACCGAGAACCTCACCACTTCGTCCGTCGATTACTTCGTCGCCGAAGTGCAGCGCAAAATCAATGGCGAGAAAGTTACGGGCATGAAGACAGGGGTTTTCGAGTGGGATCGCGCCGTAGGAGGTCTCGTCAAATCTCGATTGTACGTCATCGCTGCAAGGCCAGGGGATGGCAAGACCGCACTGGCTACCCAGATGATCCGCAGATTTTGCAACGAGAAAGAGCCCGTCATGATCTTCTCGCAGGATATGGCGCCAGAGATGTTCATCGCTCGCGCAGCGTGCAGCGAAGCAGGCTTTGCCTACTCCGATTACGAAGCCAATCGCCTATCAGCGCTGAGCCTTCGCACCATCGAGCGAGCCGCATTAAGCCTCAAAGCTTCCCCCCTTCACATCCATTCCCCATCGTCACTGACTGCTACAGAATTTCGTTCCGCAGTACGCAAAGCCAAGAGACTCCATGGCATCAAAGCCGTGTTCTTAGATCATATTCAACTCATCGATACTGGGAAGGACGAGTTACGCGAGGGACTTACCAAAGCATCCTTACAAATCGTTCGGTCCGTTAAAGACACCGGTATACCCCACGTCATTATCTCACAATTGAATCGTGAGGCCGAGAAGACGGGGAGACCTAGTCCGAGTCACATCAAAGAGTTCGACCAGTTATTCGCCGATTGCGACGTCATGGCGTTGATTTACAGCGAGGTTAGTCCAGCCACGTTAGCTCCAGGTCAGATGCGACCGATGAAGATCTACTTTGGAAAGAACCGCTACGGCTCCCAGACCGAGGAAGAAATGCTCTTCGATGGACAAACGCTTAATTTCCGATCCAAAGCCTTTGGAGGGCGGGTATGAAGAATTCGAATATCGAGTGGGCGGATCCAATAAACAACAAGGCAACAGGCCGACAGCTTGGAGCTTATAAGAGCGCCGCTAAAAAGTCAGGATGCAGCCTTGAGGACTGGATGTTGAACCGCTCATTTGGAAGAGCCCGATGTTATCGATGCAAGACATGGAAGCTGACCTCAGCATTCACAATCGACTTATCAAGAAAATCTGGAAAGACCAGTATCTGCAAGAGCTGTATGTCAGAAGCCTCTACGGCATCACGATATAAAATATCGAGATCCAAATTAAAAGAATTTCGCGAAAAACACGGGAACCTTTGTGCGATTTGCTCATCCACTCAGATATTGTACATCGACCATAACCACAAGACGGGCGAGTTAAGAGGTCTTCTATGCCCAAGGTGTAACTCCGCAATCGGATTATTTGCTGAGGATCCACACCGCTTGTCTGCCGCAATCAATTACCTTGGAAAATACAATGGGTAAAACAAACATAGAATGGGCAGATTTTACCTTCAACCCCTGGAAAATCTGCACTCCTGTTTCTCCAGGTTGCGTGAACTGCTATGCCGCAGCAATGGCCAAACGTTTTGGATGGGGGGAGTATAGGAAAGGAGTTCCGAGGCAACGCACGAGCGAAACTTACTGGAAGCAACCGCTGATGTGGAATCAGACTTTTGTTTGTGATGTGTGTGGAGCACCTACCCGAGATAAGCTCAGCCCTCGTTGCTCCCATTGTGGCGTTATCGGTTTTTGGAGAAAGCCCCGTGTCTTCTGTGCATCGTTAGCCGACGTTTTTGATCCCGAAGCACCTGATCAATGGCGAGATGATTTATTTCAACTGATCGTTAATACTCCGAATCTCGATTGGCTCTTCCTCACTAAAAGGCCTGAAAACGCACTTCAAATCTACAACGATCTTTCGCTGAGTCAGTGGAATGGAATTAAAGAAAATCTTTGGCTTGGTGTTTCTGTGGAGAACCAAGAGCAGGCTGATAAGCGAATCCCCGAGCTCCTAAAAATTCCCGCAAAAGTCCGATTCCTCAGCATGGAGCCATTGCTTGGACCTGTGAATCTAGAAAATTACTTTGAGAGATTCGATCATTCCGATAACTGCGAGAATGACTTTTGCGCCTTGGCAGGAGGAATCGATGACTGTGATGGAGTAGTAAGCAAGGGGGTTGACTGGGTGATTGTCGGAGGAGAATCGGGTCCTGGAAAGCGCAAGTTTGAAACCTCTTGGGCCTATTCGCTTCGAGACCAGTGCAAAGCGGCCAGCGTTCCGTTTTTCATGAAGCAGATCGACAAGGTCCAGCCCATTCCAGAGGACTTACTCATCCGAGAATTTCCGAGGACTCCTTATACCATCGTAAAAACTTTAAACGCATGAAATCCCTTTCTCGACAAGACCGTAACTGGCGACGAACTGCATTAAGTGGTCCTCCTCCTGAGGTCGAAAGACTGTCATTTGCAGCGTCCCTCCTCGTGGAGGTTTGGGGGTTGTCGGATTCCACTCATCACTTCTCATTTCTAACTTCTCACTCTTCATGAAACCTCTCCTCCTCTTCTACCTCCATCTCCGCCTCAACCACTTACTGGAGAAACTCCGATTTCCACTACCGGAAACCGATCGCATCAAGATCCAGTATCAAATCGAGCGATTAGCCAGAAAGCGTTACCAGCTCATTAAACTCTAAGTCACATCTGTCCTATATGCTCCTATCCCTTTCAAAAATCTTCTTCCCTTGGCGCCTTGGCGTCTTGGCGAGAGATCATTCTGCCTCTCCTCACAATCAAATCCTAGTCCGATGTCCAAACCCAAGAACCACCTCAACCAAGTCATCCTCAGTGGAAACCTCATCAAAGAAGTCGACTTACGATTCACACCAAGAGGCAAAGCTATTGCCGAGACCTGCGTCGCGAGCCAGAAAACATGGAAAGATCCAGAGGGCAACGAGCATGAAGAGACCGATCTCGTCAACATCACCTTCTGGGGCAAAAGAGCAGAGATGGCAGCCGCAGTCTTGCGCAAAGGGGGTTTTGTCGATGTCGAGGGGAGACTTAAATTCGAGAAGTGGAACGATAAGAGCGGGGAAAAGCGCAGCGCATTGAAAGTCGAAGTCATCCACGTCCGTTACCCCACCGAGTTAAACCCATAGAGCGCACCAATGAAAATGGCCAAAGCACCCAGAGGAGAATGGGAAAGAGTGATGAAGTTCGCCCAGGAACTTGAACATGAAATCAAATATCGGGAGAAAACAAACGAACAACTCGGGGCTTGGGTTCGCAAGGCCCCCCCTCTGTTTCGCGTCATATTCGGTTATCAAGTTCTTGTCGATAATTGCTGTGACCCCAACGAGGACATATTGGAATTTAAACCGGAACTCAGAGCGATAGCAGAATCCAAGTCCATCGAATGTGGAAAGTATTCCATTAAGCGCCATCAAAATGGCCATCTCTGGATAAGCAATGAGATAGGCGAAGGGATGCAGGTTAACGATGAATTATTCGAGAAAGCACTCCACGCCTTCTTCCAAGAACATTTCTAAACTTCTCCCTTCTCATTTCTAACTCCTCACTTTCTCCCATGCTCCTCCCCGAACCCGATCTCTTCAACTACCGCCAAGGCGAAGTCCTTAAAAAGGAAGGAGCCGAGCGCGTCGTCGATTCCGAGGGAACATGGAAGGCAAGAGCCCTAGCTGTCGTCAAACACATCAGCGAGACCCACCCATGTTTCACGGCGGACGATATTCGGTATCACGCATCGGCCAAAGGCATTGGAGATCCGAGGCATCAAAACTCCTGGGGCGCCATCCTCATGGCGTGTTCCAAGCGAGGGATGATTGAGAAGACCGGCAAATACAAAAAATCCACCTTCAAATCCAACCACGCTCGGATGATTCCTGAGTGGACGAAGAAATTATGAACTCCCTTAGCTCCTACCCATCCATCTACGCAATCGGCCACAAGGCTATCCAGAACATCTTCGAATCCGATGTCATCGTAGAAGAGAAGATCGATGGCTCCCAATTCAGCTTCGGCACGCACAAGGGAGAGCTCTTCTGTCGATCCAAAGGTCAGAGCCTCATCATCGAAGAGCCGGAGAAGCTTTTCGCTAAAGCTGTACAGGTTGTTAAGACTCTTGATCTTCGAGAAGGGTGGACCTACCGCGCCGAATATCTCCGCACTCCGAAGCACAATACCCTAGCTTACGGAAGGATTCCGAATAACCACATCATCATCTTCGATATTGAGACCAGCGTCCAAACCTTCCTCTCACACGAAGGCAAATATCACGAAGCGCAACGGTTAGGCCTGGAATGCGTCCCCGCACTTTTCCAAGGCAAGGTGGAGAACCTGGATCAATTCAAAACATTCCTGGAAAAAGATAGCGTCTTAGGCGGGTGCAAAGTCGAAGGAGTAGTCGTCAAAAACTACAACATCTTCACCGATCGCAAACAGATTGCTGTCGGCAAATTTGTCTCCGAAGCCTTCAAAGAAAAACACACCACCGAATGGAAGAAAACCAACCCAGGCCGACAGGATGTCATCGAGTTACTCGTCCAGGAGTACAAGACCGATGCCAGATGGCGTAAAGCCATCCAACATCTCAGGGATGATGGAAAGCTAGAAGGATCTCCCAGAGATATCGGCAATCTCATTCGGGAAGTGCCAGAGGACATTCTCAAAGAATCTGGCGAAGAGATCAAAATAAGGCTGTTTGATTTCTTCTGGCCCCACATCCGTCGTGGAGTCATTCGCGGATTTCCAGAGTTCTACAAAGAAGAACTAGCCAAGAACGCATTCACCCCTACTGCCCCCTAATCACCCTTCATTACCCATAATTACCCCTTCTTCCCATGAAACCCATCATCGACTACCTCATCCTCGCCTTTCTCTTCATCGGCCTCAGCGGGCTCAACGCCTATTACGGAGAGTGGGAGACAGCCAGCGCATGGTTCGTAGCCTTTGTCTTCTACACCTTGTGGCACGCAAGTCTGTACCTCGTTTCCACCACGCAGAAGAAGGAAATCAATAACAACACAACCACCAGCAACCAACCCTCTTACCTCCCATAGGCTATCGGCTATTTGCGATTGGCTATTACTTCCCCATGCCCCACCTCTTCGAAATCACCTTACTGCGGGTCCGCAAGGATCGAGTCACCGTTCGGGTCCGAGCCAAGAACGAGAAGGAAGCCAGGGAGAGAATCGACCAGATCAAAGCAACCGACGGCATCGATTGGGGTAAGACCAAAACTCAACTTCACATCCGCAACTGCCAAGAAATCAAACCCATCATCGTTAAATGAACAATACAGTTACAAGCGATCCCGCCTACCAAGCCGAGCAAGAAAAGATTCAGCTCATGGGCCGAGTCTACCGCGATCGTGCCAGCAAAGAAGAGCTAGCGAGCTTAGCCAAAAAGAGCTGCAAGAAATGCTACGGCAGGGGGCATCTTGGGGTGCAATTCGGCAAAGATCATCTCATTTCCTGTTCCTGCGCCAGGAAAACAATCCGCGCCTACGCCGTCAAAGCCACCACGCCGAAGCCATAATTACTCTCAACTATCCACTCTCAACCTTCTTCCCCATGGACCTCCTTCTCTCCATCCTCTTCTCCCTCATCGTAGGCCTGGCCATCGGCGCCATCCTAGAATTCCGTTACATCGCCTGGAGGGTCCGCTCCTTCCATAAGAAGTGCGATCACCTGGGGGATAACTACGGCCGAGCCACCGTCGAAGAACTCTCAGAAGACTTACACATCCATTTATGAAAACTATCAAACTCCACAGACAAGCCAGAGACTACATCCTTCAACTCTACCGCCATCGGCCCGTTAAAGAAGCCGCCAAAGAGGCAGGCTGTTCCCAGGGAATGGCCAGCCTACGTTACCGAATTCTAGGAATCCGCCGCCCTCACGATCACCGCTGCAAAGCATAACTTCCCGAAGGTCGCGCCGTAGCTCATAGAGCGAAGGCGGATCACTCCCTCACTCCTAACTTCTCACTCCACATGAAGCCTCTCCACAACCTATCCCACCGCCGAAGACTGGGCGACAACATCACCACTTTCAGAAAAGAGCAAGGTCTTACCCAGACAGCCTTAGCTGAAAAGATCGATGCCCACTGGACTTACATCTCAAGGATTGAAAGAGGCTGTGTCAACCTCCCCATCGATACCTTGGTCAGGATCTGCAAGGCACTCAATTGTCCACCGAGCCAGTTACTCTAAATGAAACTCATCATTTCAACCCTCCTTCTGTCAGCCATCATCCTCATCGGTGTTGGCACCTATTCGGCCAACGTTCCAAAGTGCGAACCATTCCCTGAGAAAGAGCACTACCTCCATCAGCGCAGCAGGGAATCCATACAGGCAATTCTCAATCAAAACGAACTCTTATACCCAAAACCCGGCCATGTCATCCGAGCCCTGCACGACACCAACGGCAACGCCTTCTGTCGCATCACCTTCAAATGGGCTCCCAAGGACCCCGATCCCAAAGAAATCCTCAAACAAAAAGCCATCGAAGCTCATCAGAAAAAAATCGAAGATGCCAAAAAAGCCGAGGAACTCCGGCTCCAGCAGGACATAGCCAAATTCAAAAAGCTCCTCAAACAAGTCCTGCAGCTCGACGTCGAGCCGGATGGCACCTCCTATAAGATCGACAAAGTAACCATCAGTTTATCGTATGGCACCACCAACGGGTTCGACGTCCTAACGTGGGATGGAGCAACCCAAAGCTATCGCACAGAATCAAAATCCGCAGTCTATCACCTGCGAGCTGTTTCTCCAAACACCCACTGGCGCCAGCTTCACCACAATTCCGCCTACAACGGAATCATCATCCACAACCTCTCAGATCTAGGAGCCCTGCTCTCCCAATAAGTCCTATACGTCCTATATGTCCACTCTTCGCCACATCTCCAAAGCTCAATCCCGCAGGCTCTACAAATACCGTAAAGCCAGAAAAGAGTATTTAGAAGAGCACCCCGTGTGCGAAGTCTGCGATCACCAAAGAGCTACAGAGATCCATCACAAGAAGGGGAAACTAGGAGTGTTACTTTGGGATAAGAGATTCTTCCTGGCTACGGATTTCGAATGTCACCGGCGCCTGGAGAACAACCGAGCCGCTGCCCGAGCCAAAGGCTACCTCCTCGATCGAGTGGCGGAGAGTAATTACCGGAGGGAAACTTTATGAAAAATATCCACCAAAGAATCAAAGACAAGCTCGCTAAAGGAGAGACGATCTACTCTAAAGCCGCCGGAAGATGGGGAGAGATTATTGGAGTTGATGATCCTCCTTACAGCCTTGTGCGCTTTAAGCTTCATCGGACACCGAAAAGAATTGCCGTTACATCATTCCTTGGAGGAGATCCTGTTCGCTTAATCAGGGGATGGCGTCTTCGGGAGTGGTTGCTTGTGAATGTATGGAACAAATCGACAAGTAACCGTCAGCAAGGCAAGCGAGCACAAAGAACCCAATAATTTATGAGCACACCACAACACTACAGGCTTTTGAACGAAGGAGAAATCATCCAAGAGGGGGATGAGTATATAAGCACGATGAGCGAATGGGTCTCATGTGAAGAGAGTCACGGCTTAATAGGACATAAGGTAGAAGCTATTGAAACTAAGTTTCGCCGCCCCATCTCTTACTTCGTAGATGAGGGAGACAAGCATATTGTTGAATCGCGGTCGCGGTCTTCTTCGGGGGAGTCATCCGTCAAGATAGCGTCACCGCCACCAATAGATCCACCTTACGACCTAGATCGAAATGCGAATGGATGGACGATTAGTAAGAGATATGAAGATAGTGCCAAGAAAGCTTATGTCTTTCTATCCCTCCAAGAACTCTTTGAGTGGCTGAGTCCGATAGAGGAAGGGAGGAAGGGATGACCGACAAAGAAAGAATCCTTACGGCTCTTGTAAGAGAGCTGAGGACTACTTTTTGCTTAGCCAAAAATCCGAAGGGATGGGGTGAGGAGCACTTTGAAGGTCGTGGCGGTAGCGGTGTTTATACACACTTTGCTCCTTGGATTACGAAGCTGACTCCGGGGATGTTGGTTTTATGTGAAACAATGATGTTGAATGAGTTCTCTATTGGCATCGTTGTTAGTCAAATCGCATCAGATACGTGCATTATCAGAGAGATTGGAACTTCGAGGGAGTGCAAGGTAGGCAATGAAAACTTTACTCCCATCATCGGGATGAGCGAAGAAAAACTCCTTGAGGGAGATAAATACCTCTTCAGGATAAAACTCTTAAAGGCACTCAGAAAAGCAGATGACTATTGGCATCGGTTCGGTGGAGTGAGGTTTGATGGCGATAAAGCTATTATCACTGTTTGCGAAAGATATGGCGGAATGCTTTCCGGCGACAAGGAAAGTGTTCCTTACGAGATAGAAATTCCGTGGTCTAAACGTGCGTCAATAAAGTCAATCGTCGCAGCTATGTTGGCTCAAGGATTTGGGAAGCGAGAGTTTGTCCGAAAAACTTCTGAAACCACTCCAACCCCTAGCGACACCCACAACTCCAAAAATATATGATTCCTCCTCCTCCAACATGGTTACAAGAAAAGGTGGTTTCTTTAGAAATGTCCCTAAGCTTGTGGGGAGAGATTATAGCTCTAACAGTCGTCATGACTCTCATTATTTGTGGCATTGCCTACTTCGGCTTCAGAGGCATCGTCTACACCTTCAAATCCTTCCGAGACTTATTTAAATCATGACAACTCACACGCAATTCATTGAGCAAGATATTGCCCTTCTCGACTCCGTGATTGAGATGAAGAAAAGCCTTAATTGGCCCGTAGATCATGCTCCCGTGAATCCTTGGGGATACAAGAATCTGCATCTTGTTCAGATACAGCCCGATTCAGGGCAAGTATTCCTAACTTACTCGAACTTCCAAACAACGCTTCAGCTTCAGAAGCTCCATATCAAAGACCTCTTTGAGTTGATTGTTTGCCTTCAGAAGATGCTCAAACGAGAAGAGGTTGTCACTCCGAGCGAGAGCGCACAGGAATCCCAAAAGTGAATCCACACCAACTTAAACGCCTTTTCCCGCATGTCTCAAAATCCGTACTCCGAGCCAATCAAGATAACCCTGATGATCCCGGAAGCTCCAAGGAGTCCGAACAGGTGGATCAAACACGGTTTAGCGAAACATGCGGAAGTGAAGAGATGGGAGCACAATATCGCCTGTGCCGTGTTGAGATTGAGTTCTACACAAAGCATGCCGTCAAATTGGATGAAGATAATCGCCGATACGTTGCGAAGCCAATCCTCGATGCATTGGTCAACCTTGGTTTCGCTAGCGATGACAAAGATATCACGACGGAAACCACGCAAAGGGTGGGTAAAGCTAACTCTGATATTTGAGAGAATTAACTAATTTTATGCTAACTGAAATTCAAATAAACGAAATGCTAGAGGCTGCAAAGCCATCCATTATCAACGGGTTTAAAGAGGAGATCTCTAAAAACATCACATGGGAGATTCGCGAGAAAGCTGCGGCCGTCATACAGAAAGAGGTTGAGGCTTGGGTTAAGGAGAATGTTATTCCTGAAGTTCTTAAGGGGTTAACGGAAAGAAAAGAGGGGTTTATCGGCTTAGGCGTGGAGTTCGGTCAACAGGCCGTGCAACTCATTTCTCAAAGCATGACGGATACGCTCAAGAAGAAGTTGGAGAGTTCTTGGGAAAGAAAGAAAATCTTTACGGCGATGATGGACTAATTCTATGAAACCCTCCCTCTACCTCCTCACCCTCCTCCTCTTCGCATCGGGCTGCACCAAACGAGAAGAAAAGCCCCATACGTGGAATCCTGTAAGCAACTCCCCAAAAATCTCTGTCTCTCAAGATAAAGACTCTTGGATCATCTCTAACAATCACGGGAGAGAAGAACACAAGTATGGGTTAATTGTGGGGCCTGTCTTACATCGGGGAGTTGACTATCGCTTAACCTTTTCCGTGAAGGCAGAGAAAGCCAATGGCTTAGCTCTTACGGTGGTTACGAATACGGCCCACAACACTTGGTATCAAGCCGAAGTCTTCCCGCATGGCTCTACCTTCGATTGGCAGAAACGGTCCTATCAGTTCAGGCCGAGCGCAGAGACGCAAGTGATGTTCTTGAGTCAGGACCATGGGCGCGTGGAATTGAGAGACATTCAGATTGAGAGGGTGAAGTGATGGCTGCCGATCCTATTATTTTGTGGCCCGTAATCACTCCTGAAGAGATTTGGAAGGATTGCGAGGAATGGGTTAAGCGAAAAGGCGGCCTTTCCGATGATAACCCGAATCAAATGATGGCGGCAGCGGGAGCTGATCCCGGAATATGTTCTTGCCCGAATTGCCACGAGCACCATTGGAGCTATGGGAGGATTCATAAGTGCCCTACCTGTAGCTTTATCTATCCCTCGGATTGGTGGCCTATGTATGCCTATGGGTGTTCTTCAGGGAGAGGCAGGCTTAGCTTCGAACACATAGATGAGAGGCGGAGAGGGCATCCTTATTGGAAGTATGGATTTGAGCATCCTGTGGAAGACGCTTGGGAAACTCACGATAAGCTACCTTGGAAGGAATTGATTGGAGATTGCTATATCTTCGGAGGAGATTTTTCCACGGCAACGGATTATCTGCCTTTAATTCAGGAAGCCACCAAACGAGAGAAGACCTTATGACACCTAGAACGAAAAAGAATCCCAATAAGAAAGTTAAGCAAGTCCGATTACCTTCCAAGCCCTCTGCCCTGATCCGATTAGCCTTAAGTGATTTGAGGAAGGTGGAGAAGGATAAGAGGTACAAGGTTAATATGAGATTTTGGCATCTCCCCATCAGCGTACGGAGGTGTAACGTTTGTTTAGCGGGGGCGGTAATAGCTCAAACGTTAGAAGCTTTTCCACAGCAAAGTATTTCTCCCGGACTGCTGCCTTACAGTAAGAGATCTAGGTTGAGGGCCTTGGATTGTTTTCGGCAGGGTCATTGCGGGGCAGCTTTTACTTGGTTGGGATTAAGGAAGGGGGACGGGAAGAGGTTTGGGCGAAATATATGTGATTACAGCCGGGACTCTCAATCCTTCCACTCCGACATGTCCCGCCTCGCCGACGACTTAGAGAGGGAGGGGTACTAAAATATGAAGGTATTATGTGCCGCAATCGCTCTTACGTTGCTTGTCGGTTACACCGCGCTCGCAAAAACGCAATACGTGCCCGGATGGAGTACTATTCCGGGTTTGAGAGTTGAGAGGGAAGACTATCAAGAAAAGAGGGAGCTAGCTGAGAAGTTTCTCAGTGCTGTGATTATTGCCGACAACATTAAGCCCAACAAGATTCCGAAGCTTTTAAAGGAAGATCGAATGGTTCAGGTCCGCCTTGCTTGGCATTACGCTGAAGAGTTCCTTGATCGAGGAGAGAATTATAGATGGAAATTTAATGAAGAGGTTGATTCTCCCACTCCTCCCAATGAAACCAACCGAAAGCCAACTCCATGACCTCACAAAACACAACAACTGCCAAACAGGCTTTTGAGACGCTTACTCAAGTCATGCGTGAAGATCCGTATTATGCGTGGGTGTGGCATTCTAATATCATGATGCCCATTTACGATGGAGCGAAAGGAAAGCTGACTATCGAAGAAGCCGAGAAGATCTCCAAAGATCTCATGAGACATCTATTTGAAATAAGAGAAGTAAAGTTTCCAAACGAAATATAACCCCATGACACCCAAAGACATTACGACTCCCCAAGAAGTTGCTGCCAAGCCGAACTTAGAGGAGATAAGGGCGCGACTTCAGCGCTTGAAGGAATATCGCGAGAAGCGAAGGAAAGCGGCTGAATCTTCTGATCCGGGAAGTAAGCACGCATGCACTCAAGCGATTGCAGCTCTCCCTCTCGAAGCCGACATAGAAGCGCTGATTGATATGGTGGAGGATGCCAAGGAGCGGATCGAGGGGGCATTGCAATGGTTTTCAGAAGATGATTTGGAAGCAGTCCGAGTGAATCTTGGAGGGGATGCGGCTAGGGATTTCGGTTACGCTGTTAACAGACTAAGAGCGACTATTGAGTTTCTTTCCACCTCTCCAACAAGTGGGGGGACGAAGTGAGCGAAGTAAAAATAAGCTATGTTGTGCAATGGCGCTCTCGAAATGGCTGCCTTATCGAGATGGAGTTTAAACGCCTAAAGGACGCCCGAAAAGAACAGCGGAAGCATAAGGATGCTGAGATCTACGAATTAACCCGCATCCTCTAACAACTCACAAGGAATGATATGAAGACAAAAAAAGTAGAACTGTTTATGGATATTTACCCCGGATGGCAAGATGCGCCTGAGCCATACCTGTGCGCCTACTCAAGTCCGGGAATGAGTGTAAAGGCTCTTGATGCCAAGCGAATTAAAATCACAGTCGAATTACCTATCTTCGGTGGAAAGGCTGATACCGACTTAGAGACAGGCTCTGTAAGCGAAGAGGTTAAGGAGGGTTTTAAGCCATAAACCATTTCGTTGATGTCGCCAATATGGTCCAAATGAAAGAAAATGTATGAATCCCCCTAACGACGTTACAACTCCCCCTCCTTTAACTTCTCAGGAGATAGAGAGATTGAGAGAGCTACTAGGCATAGGCTTGGTTGATGGATGGGTAATATCTGATGAGGAAACAATCCGCTCCCTCCTCCCCCGCCTCTTAGCTGAGCTGAGTCAGGAGAAGGAGTGGCATGCCGTTATGTCTAAGATTGCTTCAGATAATCAGGTGAGAAACGCTTATTTATTAGACACCCTTGAAGGGGTGGAGAAAATAAATTCAGATCTCGCAAAGGAGCTAGAGGGATACAAGCAACGAGTGGTGGAGATTGCAAAAGAAGGCGAAACGATTCTCCAACAAAATCAGTCCCTTTCCGAACAAGTGAAAGCACTTGAGAAGGAGAATACAGACATTTCCGACAAACTGATAAGAGAGCGTGTTAGGAGTGGGGATTTACAGGAGGGATTGAAATACTATCAATTCAAGCTCCAATCACTTGAAGCAAGCGCGGGGGAGATGAGGCAGTTCATTCAGTGGATGCATGACGTTCAACTCTCGGATCACGTCATCGATCAGGACAAGCTTCATGCGCGAATAGACAGATTACTCTCCTCCGACGCAGGGAAGGGGCTGCTAAGCGAGTTAGGGGAACTGAGGAGAGAGAATGCGAAGCTGAAAGAGGAGATTCTTGAGGCGCAAAAAGCAGAAGAAGCAGCCCTCAACATGGAACTTGGACCTCCGCTTTCGGGGAAGGAAATATTTATTCAGGCGTGTGAGTCGCTAAAAACCCGAGAGGTTCAACACGCTCCATCTCTACAGCAAGAAATCAACTCCCTCTCAAATTCCGAGACGAAGAAGGAGGGTGTATGAATCTTGCCGATTTGATGGCGGCCTACTCTCAGGCGAGAAGGATTGGACAGATCATCCAACGGCACGACCCTAGCGGGACGATGCGGAAGGCTTCGAATGGCAAGCAACACGACTTAATCAAGAAGATGGACGACTCCGAGCTTGCTGAATTGTTTTCATACATCGAGAGGACGGATGAAATGATATGTGACTTTGGCAGGTCTTATGACGTGAAACTCTCCCAAAATTGCGGGGCTAGACAGGAAGAGAGGAAGGAGAAATGAGCAACGAACCTATAAAGCTTTGCCTGCCCAAGAAGCTTCTTAATAAAAAGAAGACTCAAGCTCAGCGCCTCCAAGAAGCTGAAAAATTGATTGAAGTCATGAAGGAGGCTTTGGATAGCTGCTGTCATGTTTATGGACAGTATTGGGTCAATGAAGAAGCAGTCAAGGCCGCCCTCGCCGCTCACAAGAAATGGAAGGAAGGCAAGGAATGAAAGCAGCAGTTACTCTAATTCTGATATTTCTCATATCAACATTTCCCGTATTCCTTTTGTGTTGCAAGTTCGAGGGGTGGAAGGTTGCCGCTACGGTATTCGCCCTAACCTTAGCGACTGTTAGTTGGATTGCCTTCTCAATTTTGCTTGTGGAGGCATTAATAGGACAATGACCCATTTTATGCGAGAGCAACGAAACCAATTAAGTGTGGCAGGATGGCGCTACGAAAAGGAGATATCCTTAGGCGATGCTATCCGTAACAAGCGTGCGATTGGAAAGTCAGAGAGTGGAGATATCCACCACATAAGAACCTGCAACTGTGCCGACGCCACGCTCTCGCAGAAACTTTGAAAGGAATGAAATGACAACTGAAACGATAGACAAACTATATTTAGAATTATCCCAATTCACTACAGCTAAAACAAAGCGTGAGCTTGCACTGTATGAAGCGGTAAGCCTTCTCAATTCGATGGTGGAATCGGGAGAGAGCCATTCAAAGCAATCCCGTGAGGTTGTAAATCGAGCCTTAAACTTTGGATACGCAAGCGACCAAGAGCGAATGACATTACCATGAAACAACCACAACTCCCAAAAAAGTCGGGTGCTACGCGGAAGAGTGTAAGGGTTCCTGAACCTCTATGGCCTGAATGGTGGGCAGCAATCCATCCTCGTGGCGGAGTGCTTCAAGTTAGTCCCACAAGATATGGGCTTCGGATGTATGAGAGATGTAGTGACGCTAAGAAAATCCGTATCGTTAGAGTGAAAGTTGAGGAATTATGACATCGAAACAGCGAATCAAGAAGGTGAAGGGATTATCTCTCGAAGAACACAAGACTTTGCATGTAATTCTTCAGAATTGGCATCATCGAAACAATATAGAGATTCAATTTGTGCAACCGATTCAAGTTTTCAACTCAATCCCTTCTGAGGTTAATGTTGGATATCATAGTGCTATGGTTAAAGATTTAGTGAGCCTTGTAAGAAAACTCCATAAAAAGTTGTCGCTGCCCCGCTCAGCAAGGAAGGGGAGGAAATGACGCAGGACGATAAGCTAAAAGCGGTAATTGATTGGTATGAAGCTAATACTCAATTCAAGAAGCAGCTTCAGCGATACAAGGAGGAGGCTACCTTTTGGCAAGGCAAGTACCGCATTGTGAAGCAGGAGAATAACGCCTTAAGGAAGAAGCTTTATCCGAAGAAATGCTAACACCTATGACACCGAAAACGAAGCTTAAGCCCTTTTATCACAAGCTTTCTCAGAAGGAGCAAGTGAAGGTGCGTGAGAGTAGGATCACGATAGGGCAATTCAGGAAGAGATATCGTCAACCCTCTTGGTGCGATCACCCCGATGCTCTTGCGGGATTCTTAGGGTGTTGGTCTTTATTGGAGCTTCCGACTGTCATCCACGCCAAGAAAGATTGCATGAGATGTGAGTTTTGTAAGGGCGGCAAATATACAAATAAAATCTATGAATAGAGAAGTCCCATACGACCCCGAAGCAGTCTGCGACATCTGCGGAAAGAAAGGTGCGCATGACTATTTAGGTGATAACATCTGTTACGATTGCACCTCTCCAATAGCTCCCCCTAAAACGAAAGACATAAGTTTTGCGGAGTGGTGGAAGGTAATGTGCTTAGTTAGCGTTCCTAGTGAAGGAGGTAGAGATTTCGCAGAAGCAGCTTGGGGGTATCGGTTAGCTAGGTTTAATGAAATGCGAGAGTTTTATACGCAGCAAATCCGTGAGCTAGCAGACGAGAATGGGAGGCTGAGGGGGGAAATGTTGGAACTCAGGAAGTCACGCATAGACATTATGAAGGAGAACGGGAAATGGCGTCAGGCTTGGTATGATGAATGCATGAGAAGGGCTGAAATGGAGAGAGAGGTGGAGAGGTTGAAGGAGTCTGCAACATCCCCAAAAGTTTCGCCACAAGAGAAAGAGAAGTGAATGAAGCTATGTAAAGACTGTAAACACTTCGGATTTGTAAGATGGGACGGCAACGTCTGTTTAAAGACATCCAAGAACTACACAGAACTAAATTTGGTCACAGGAGATAAGCAAGTGGGTCAGCAAACCTGTTCCGAGCAAAGGCATAACGTAGTAGCTGAGAATGTATGTGGGCCGCAAGGAAGATGGTGGGAGAGGAAGGAATGAAAGACTTCATGCAATACCTAGGGTGCGGCTGTCTCATCCTCTGCTTGGGAAGCGCAGGTGGTATCAACTGCCTCATCAAAGCTGTAGCCACTCGAATCGAGAAAGAGCCAACCTCCCCCACGATTCAGAAGATCATCGAAGTGGATCGAATGACTCCCGAGGAGAGGAAGAAATTTAAAGTTTGGAGAACTATAACAATTCCAGTGGAGGAGAAAGAATGAGCGAACTATTCCAAGGCGAAGAAAAATGTCCCGATTGTGGCTTTCCATTCGAGAGGCAGGAGCAAACCTTCTACGTCAAAGGCAAATTCTACCCCGGCCTAGTCTGCACGGCTTGCTGTACCTTGCGAGAAGATCCTAAACAACCCATCCTTCCACAACCAAACCAATGAACAAACCACCCCCAGATCAACGTCGAGACCTCATTAACCTGGCTGTCCTCCTAATCAAGGAACTGGAGATCGCCAAAAAGATCCTCAAGAAACATGGCCTGGAGAAAGAATTTCAAAGAGCCCTGAAGAAGAAAGCTAAATCATGATCACACTTTGGGACGACTGTCCGCGATGCGATGGAGGTGGAGAGGTTTGGGAGAACGGTTTCAAAACTTGCCCAGAATGCAAAGGCACGAGAATTAAGCCCAACAGCATGGGAGAGGACATCCTATTCCTCATGGAATATTATCTCAAAACACGCACTCCCAAAGAAAAGAAGGATCTTGGATTATGAGCGATGCCGCCCACGACGAATTTGAGAAAGACTTCGAGATGGTCAAAAAAGCCACCACCTCACTAGGTGAGCATTTCGACTCCGTCCAGATCTTCGTCACAAGATACAGCAGTCAGGATCGCACTCTGAATGGCTCCTGGGGAGAAGGCAACTGGTTCTCCAGATACGGCCTAGTCCGAGAATGGCTTATCTCTGAAGAGGAACGCACCAAAGAAAAACAACGCGATCGATCTATATGAAGTCACTTAAGTCCAAACAACTCCCACCCATACACCCAGGCGAAGTCCTCCTAGAAGACTTCCTTAAACCCATGGGAGTTACCCGTTACCGCTTCGCCAAACAAAGCGGCATCTCCTTCCGTGCTCTGGGAGACATCGTCCGGAAGAAGTCAGGCGTAGGCATCACCACTGGCTTTCGTTTAGCCAAAGCTACCAAAACCAGCCCCTTGCTTTGGTTCAACTTACAGCATCAGTACAACGAAGAAATGAAACGCCTTTATCCACTCACCAAACCACCCAAGCCATGACCTACCACGAATTTCACGATCAAGTTTACTGCGAAGAGATGCGCCGAAGAAAAGGTCTTCCGAATGGATCCATCCAATGGAAAGGCACAGACGTGTGTATCGATCTTAACTGTCGATGTGGTGCCGACTTTCACTTCGATGGAGACTTCCTCTATTTCGTCCAATGTCCTTACTGCAAAGAAATCTTTGCTGTTGGAACCGTCGTCGATCTCATTCCACTCACACCGGAGCAACTCGCATTCATTCAAGAGGATCGCCCCAACCTCATCAAAACCCCAGAAAAATGCCCATGGGATTAAATATGACCTCCTACCAACGCCAAAAGCAACAAATCGAATACTGGAAACAAGTTGCTAAAAACATGCATCACATCGCCACTGAGCTTGAGAAGCAAATGAAACAAGCTGGCATTCCACCGAAGCCCATCATCGATCTGGGGCTCAAAGGAAGTGATTTTATCATGCCATGGGAAGGGCGACTCAACCTCTCGTCCGTCGTTCCAAGAATGAGCTTTGAATGAAAACCAAGATTGATCCAGAAGTTCCGCCACATCGCAAACGCATCAGTAAGGCGAGAAAACTCTTCGCTATCGAATCGCGCCATCACGAACCCAAAGGCGGAAGTCCTGGCCCATGGATGGATTTCCTCTATAAGTGGAGTAGCCATTCCAAATACCATACAAGAGAACAGCGCGATCAAGCCTTGGCCGACCTAAGAAAAGGCCAGCGCCAATGGATGGAATTTCGCCCCATTGATTTAAAGTCCATGTAAGTCCACTCCCATGACCACACCCAACGAAGAGGAAAGGTTAAGAGATGAGATTAGATCCCTACATCAACTCATTGAAATCAAACGCGATAAGTACGGTTGGCCTGTGGATCATAAACCTGTGGCCACGAATGCAGGCACGCTCATGGACGCCAATATTAATTGGGAGAGTGGGCAGGTTCTTCTCTCGACACCGTTCGGGATATCAACATTTCAAATTCAAAAGATGCACATCAAAGATCTCATAAACCTCATCAACTGCTTCAGGCTGAAACTTCAGTACCCATCCAATTCTGCGCCCACGACCCCTAATTCCCCATGAACCCCCAACACATCGACAAACTCCAACCTGGCCCAGAACTAGACGCCCTCGTGGCAGAGAAAGTGATGGGGTGGAAGGTTGTTGAGATTCATGAGCCTAGTGGCCGGAAAGTCATGAGGTGGCTTTCAGACCATGGGGAAGGACTTGGGATGTACGGTGTCGACGATTGGACCCCAAGCAGCGACATCACCCTAGCCTGGGAAGTCGTTGAGAAAATCCACAACCACGGCGAGTCATTCAAACCTTTAAGCCTCTCTCGGGCTACGGGGCTCGGCGAGCCATTCTCCAAATTCCTCTGGGAAGCCACCTTCAGAATGTATCCCGCGATTTGTTACGCCACCGCCGAGACCGCTCCTCACGCCATTTGCCTCGCTGCCTTAAAAGCCACCCTCAATCAAACTTCCTCAAAATAATGTCTCGTTCCAACAAAATCTCCCAATCCTGGCTTTCAAGATCGTATTGGAAGACCTCTTTCGTCTTCTTATTGAGGATGATCAGGATTTCAGCCAAGGGGCTCCCAATAGGTCGATCCCCCACTTCGCTGGGGACAGAGATCGGTTTATCGTCGATCGTCATTTCAAGATGGTCGAGAGAGACGCCATTACGTTTAATGATTTCTTCGGCTAGTTCGATGTCAGGTTCG